CGAGTTCCATTGTTTACAACTCCTGCACAATCCGCGAAAGAAGGTGTGGAAATATTTGTCCAAGACATTCCAGACGCATTGATAGGCGACGTTACAAATACTCCACTATTTGCTGGACGTCCACAAACTAACCATTGGGTGTTATAGTAAGGAATTACGGATCTGGCTTTTGTTAGTGTAGCACTGTCTCCAGAGTTGCGCATGTTTTGAGGAGCACTCCAAGTTGTTCCGCCGTCAGAGGATAGAATAAATACGTCTGTGTTCTCGTTGATAACTAAGCTTCCGCCAGGGTATGTTGCTTGTCCGCCAATTACGATTATATAATTTCCGCTGCAGGCAATATCGGTTACGCTATACATGTCGAACTCGTTGCCGCTGCTTCCCTTTGTGCCACCAGTTATACGCGACCAATCGTTGCCGTTAGGCGAAGAGAATAACGCCACATAATTGCTTAGAGTATCGGTAGCTTTAAAAGCTACAATAAATTTCTGAGAATACGGGTTCCATATTATTCTTGTAGGTAAAGAAATGCTATAGTCAAGGTTTCCAGTGCTCCAAGTAGTTGGAAATGCGCTAGAATGTGCTAATGGACGACCGTTTCCTCCTCCGCCAACGACAACGACTTTGCCGTTTGTTGCAACACATGTAAGACTGCTAAAATTAAAGTTAGAAACTCGGCCAAAAGAACCCCAATTTATTCCAGAATCATCAGAATACGCGACGATATTGCTGCCCGAAACTCCACCGACTGCAATAACTGTCTGTGTTCCAGAAACGTTCGTGGTTAAATCGGAGTTTGCAGGAATAGACGTCGGTCCTGTCGGTCCTGTAGGACCCGTAGGACCGGTAGGACCCGTTGAACCTGTCGGGCCTTGATGTCCAATTGAACTAAGACCAGTCGGTCCTGTAGGTCCTGTGGCTCCAATAGATCCGGGTTGTCCCGCATTGCCTACTGGTCCTAGCGAAAGTCTGTCTGTGTAAGTTTGGGTCTCCGACATTCTCTATTATTGTTGTCGGTTAAAAACACTTTCAACGAAATAACAAGTGACTACAAATGGAGCAACCATTGACGTACCAGCAAATACTTGCTCAGCAATACGAAGAGAACGCAAAGACGATATTGACGAATCAGGAGAATTCGTTCCACGATGTCGTAAGTAGAAACTCGGACGTGGATCCACAGACACACGACCGCGGAGTAGTTCTGGAGGACCAAGAAGCATTTCGCAGGTTTGCAGGGAACAGACACCTAGATGAAGACATCGTGAAACCGCAAGATTTTGACGATAAGAGTAAGTTGAGCGTGAGATACAACAAGGACGTGAGAACAAGTGTCTTCAACATAGACACCAGGTATCGTGCATTTTATACCGGCGACACATCTATTACACAAACAGTTTCGGCGAATCCGAACTATATTTCTCCAGTTCTTTCTACGGCGTCAAGCGTTGCTAGTCATTTTATTTTTCGGTTAAGTCGTATCGTGAAAAACGCCATGTCCGTGAAATTGACGTCTCTTGAACTGCCGAACAAGTTTTACAATATTTCAACAGCCAGAGGGAACAGATCTTTCGGATTACGCGTGAATGGAATCTCAGGGTTATCCTTCAGCGGAGTACAGTTGTCAAACCAGTTGCCAGATGGACGTGTATATGTTCCTTCGGGTTCACTTGCGTCTCTTGTCCCTGGAATGTCTGCGACATTCTACAACTTCACGACGTTTGGAAACATCGTTCAAGGCACAACGTATTTCATAAGAACAGTCGAAGGGAATTATGTAACTCTCAGCAACACATTGTTTGAAACATCGTCTACTCCCTTTTCGGTTGGAGTTTCTAGAAATACTGCAAGTATGGATGTTTTTACTACGGTGAGTGTCCCAGAAGGATATTACAACGACGCAAATATCCACGACAGAGTAACACAAGCCCTAAAATCTTCCGGTATTTCAGGAGCGGCGACATTCACAACCACGGTGGACTCTATGATGAGAACCACGATAACGGCTTCTGGATACGCATACGACTTTCACTTTGGAAACCCTGTGACTCCGCAAGTATACCCGACTCTTCTTAGTATGCTCGGATTTTACAAGCAAACGTCATCAAGTGTCTCTGGTCTTGCTCTCACGACGTATTTGAACGCGCAAACTATTGTTTCAGAAGATCCGATAAACACGAACGTAGACCCTTACATTTATTTGGCAATCAACGATTGGAATACTGTGGAGCACCAAACGAAGAACGATTCGTTCTTTACGGTCTTTGCAAAAATACCAGTAAGTGTGGAGAAGGGAAAGGTTCTGTATGATAATGAATCCACAAATACTACAACAAAAACCGTGAGGTTCTTGCAGCCGACCAATATCCAAACCCTTGAGATAGAATTGCTGGACGGGTTCAGCAACCAGCTTACATTCAACGACAACGTCAACTATTCAATCACTTTGGAGATTGAGGAGGTGTTGAGTCAGTCTCTCTACGAAAAATTACGTGAGTTGTAAGTAAGATGAACGCTCTGGAACGAATTGGGATCCCGGAAGTTAGCAACCGATACAATATGACTTCCACGTCGCAGCAGTATCCGCCGTCGCCACACGGTGGACATGTTCCGAACATAAACGATAATACCGTGTTCTCTGCGAGACCCTACAAGGTGTATTCAGACACTAGATCGTTATTTGAAGACGACGCGAGGTCAGATCTCGTCGGACACATACACAGCATCACCCCCCTCAACTCCGTGTTCTTCAGTTCTGATAATATGGATACGTTGCAGCGCAAGATTCACGATCAGGTGTCTGCGATGAGCGGAGGAAAGTATTCCATCAGTCGTCAGAGCGACGACGAGTTGCGAGTGATTATGCGCAGCTATTACCTCATGTTTTCTCGAAATGATCCGAGCAACGTGGCAGGAGAGTTGGAAGAGCTGAACAGTCGTGTCGTCGGATACGCTTCTGGTAAGATCTTTTCAGAGGTGGATTTCCACATGTTCTATCGCAAGGATTTGGAGGAATTCGCACCTGCCATTGCCAATCCGGTGAATGTAGGAGTCCGAGGCACGCGGACGGGTGAACTGAAATCCTTTTTTTGAGTGAAGTAAGATGGACGTCTGCGAGTTCAGAGACAGGATTTATGGAAAATACAAGACACACTTGTTCGTATTGGAACCTGCATGGGATTCGCTACGACCTATTTCGTTTGTGGGGTGGAACGGAACAGAGCTTGAGATAGTTGACAAACAATACAAGTCTGATTTGTTGAGTGAGACTTATGGGTATGGTTCTTCAGAAATGAAACAAGTGTGCAAGCATCTTCTTGAAACGACGGAACTCGGAGAACGGAAGGTATTCGCAGACCCTGGGTCGTTCTGGAAGTGGTGCGGACATACGTCTGCTAGTTGGTGGCGCGATCGCCCCTGCGTGTTCACGTCTGAATGTGTTTCTAGAGATATTCAGAGCTGGAAGCGGTACGTGAATCACCTTCAGTCAAAGCCAAAGACTCTTCGCAATAAGGTGGTGAGGCGTGCGACAAAGCGTTTACTAGTAAAAGAGCGTTCCAACATAAAATGAGAATCAATATCGTTTCGAACTTTCAGGCGCACACGGGATTGCACAAGGACACTCAAATTCTGCGTGGAGTTCTTTCGGCAGTGTTTGGAAAGGAAATCAGTCTGGCGTGCGTCCCTCACGTACATCCTCACTGCGAAGAGGCTGATGCGAATATCTTCTTGGAAGTCATGAACCCTTCGTTGCTTCCTTACGCCCGTAAGAACATTTGGATTCCGAACATAGAGTGGACCTACAAGACGTGGAAGCCGTATCTTGACATGGTCGACGAAATTTGGGTGAAGACGAAGGAGATGGAGGACTCGTTTTCTGGAATCACAAAGACTCTTATTCGCAATATCGGATGGACGTCTATTGACAAGGTCTGGGACACAGACATGAAAAAGAACTACTTTAAGGGAATCGTTCCTGTCGGAAAGAACATTTACAGACACCCTCGCCCCCTGTTCCAAGCCTATATGCGCATCCAACAGGAGAACTCGCAGCTCTACTCAAAGCTCCCTACACTTAACGTTGTCTTTTCCCCGGATCACATCGCGGTTACCGTCCCTCCTCAAATTGAGGACAAGGTCGTTCTGAAATCCGAGGTTCTCAAAGAGAAGGACTACGACGAGCTTATCAAGGAATGCGGACTGTGCGTGTGTCTCAGTCTAGCGGAAGGGTATGGACACGCAGTGAACGAAGCAATGAGCGTGGGATGTAATCTAATTCTGTCTCCGATTCGTCCTTTCAAGGAAGGGCTTGCATTAGAGGGAGATGGTATCCGATACGGAGAGGTGCTGAACACACTGGAACAGCCCGAGTGTTTTGGGACGCTTGTGGACACGAAGATCGCATCTATCGTCACTGCTTTGGAGGAGTATGTGGACATGACCTTCAAGGAGCGCCGAGCAGGTTCAGAACATGTCAGGGCACAGTACGAGTCGCGTCACAAGGCGTGGGTAGAGAAGATGCAGGATATTCTTCCGCTTGCCCTCTCTACTTCCGAGCCTACATATACTCTGAAGGACTCGTTCCCGAAGGAAGAGGACTTGCCCGATATTTCAATTATCACGGTGACCAAGGACCGTCGTCCGTTCATGGCTCTTGCAAAGTATTGCTACCTTCTCCAGACGTATCCTGAAGACAAGTTGGAGTGGGTAATTCTGGACGACGGAGACGATCCGATTGAGGATACGTTGATTGGAATCCCGAACGTTACGTATATAAAGTGTGACCAAGGAATGACGATCGCAGCAAAGCGCAATTTGGCGGTTGAGAAGGCTATGTATGATGTGCTTGTGAACATGGACGACGATGACGTATACCCTGAGAACAGCGTTCTGCATCGTGTGGCAATGATGCTCAAGGATCCTGCAAAGGAATGTGCTTTCTGTACGACGATTCCGTGCTACGATATCACGAAATACAGCTCGTTCATGAACGTTCCGCCAATGACTCTTCCCATGTCTCAGCGAGTATCGGAGGCTACGCTGATATTCACACGGAAGTTCTGGGAAGAGAATCGGTTTGACGAAACTGTGAAGGTGGCAGAAGGTGACGCATTCATTCGCGGACGCGAGCAAATGTGTAGGGAGGTTTCTCCCCAGGAAGTGATTGTGAGTTTAGTTCATCCGAAGAACACGTCGTCGCGCAAAATCCCGGACTTCAAGGAACCGAATGGATGCCATTATGGCTTCAATGAAAAACTGTTCGCGCTGGTGTCGGAGATTGGCGTGAAGTTACTGGAGGATATTAGCGCAGGAGACGACCGAACAGGGAGCGGCGAGAGCGCGACTTGTGGCGACGAGTCCCGCGGTGACGGCGACCACCGGCAGGCGCAGGAGAAGATTCTCCACCAACCGCAGCAGGAGACAGAGCAGCGCCTCCCTTGAGCACCATGCGGCCCTTGGGCTTAATTCCAGCCTTGCGGAGCGTGCGGCGAATCGTCTTCGCAGAAACCTTCTTCAGACGGCGACCACCTTCGAGCTTCTCTTTCATGTCGTTCATTTGTTTTATAATTTACAAGAGAGAGTTTTTTACGCAGAGCAAGTGAGACATGATGGCTCGACCGTGAACTTTTGTGCTCCCGTGGCCGCCTTTGTTCTCAAATAATAACACCCAGTCTTCAACCCCTGCTTCCAAGCATACACGTGCATAGACGATATCTTTGCATATGTGGGCTCGGCCAGGAACAGATTCAGCGACTGCGACTGGCAAATGAACGGGGCTCTGTCGGCAGCCATATTAATCAACGTCTTCTGAGGAATCTCCCATGCGGTCTTATACAGTTCCCGGATCTCTGCAGGAATTTCCGTGATTGTCTGAATGCTTCCGCTGTGCTCAATAATTTGAGACCGGACGTCGCTCGTCCATAATCCAATGTTCGTAAGGTCGTCCACCAAATACTTGTTCACGACCATGAAGTCGCCTGCAAGCACTCGGCGAGTATACAGGTTTGACGTGAACGGCTCAAAGCACTCGTTGTTCCCTAGAATTTGAGATGTGGAGGCAGTTGGCATCGGGGCAACGAGGAGGGAATTGCGGAGACCCTTTCGTGCTCGCTCCTTCAATTCTTTCCAATCCAAGTATTCCGTCTCCTTCGGCTCGTCCTTCCACAAATCAAACTGAAACTGTCCCTTTGACATCGGCGACCCTGCGAATGTCGGATACGCCCCCTCTTCAACGTCTCCGAAATGAGGGATTGTAAGGCATGTCTCAATCACACGATTGCGGCTCTGAAACACTGCGGCGTAGTAGATGTTCTCAAAGATTTCGCGATTCAGTTTCGCTGCCTTCTCGCTGTTCCAAGGAATCCGAAGAATTGCAAACACATCGGCCAGACCCTGAATCCCGATACCAATTGGGCGATGGCGCTTGTTGGACTTCTCGCACTCTGGAGTCGGATAGAAGTTCTTGTCAATCACGATATCAAGGTTTCGTGTAAGGATAGACGTGTACTGGCGCAGCTTCTCAAAGTTGAACTTGCCGTCCTCCACGAACTTTGGAAGGGCGAGTGAACCCAGATTACATACGGCTGTCTCGTCTGGACTCGTGTACTCCATGATTTCCGTGCATAAGTTTGAACTCTTGATTGTGCCCAAATGCTGCTGGTTGGACTTTGAGTTCGCTGCGTCTTTGTAGCACAAATACGGCGTCCCCGTCTGGATCTGGGCGTCCAGAATCATCTGCCACAACTTCTGGGCTGGAATTGACTTGCGACCACTTCCCTCGCTCTCGTACTTGGTGTACAGCGCCTCAAACTCCTCTCCGAAACAATCGGACAAGCCAGGGCATTCCGAAGGACACATGAGCGTCCAGTTCTCGTTCTTCTCCAAACGCTTCATGAACAGATCCGGGATCCAGAGTCCATAAAACAGGTCGCGCGCCCTGTCCTCTTCCGCCCCCTGATTGAGCTTCAACTTGAGAAATTCCTCAATGTCCGCATGCCAAGGTTCCAGATAGATCGCGAAGGAACCGTTACGCTTTCCGCCCTGATTCACGTATTTGGCGGTATCGTTGAAGACCTTCAGCATCGGCACGATGCCTGTAGACTCACCGTTGGTTCCGTTGATTTTTGAGCCGCGCGCACGGATGTTGTGGATAGACAGACCGATACCTCCCGACCACTTTGAAATCTGGGCGCAGTCGCCGAGTGTCTTATAAATCCCCGTAATCGAGTCGGCGGACATTTGGAGAAGGAAGCAGGATGAAAGCTGAGGTTTCAGTGTTCCAGCGTTGAAGAGCGTCGGAGTTGCGTGGATGAAGTAGCCCAGCGACAGAGCATCGTATGTCTCCTTCACGTGTGCGAAATCATGTCCGTGAAGTTGAATTGCCACGCGCATCCACATATGCTGGGGGCGCTCCACAATCACTCCGTTCTTACGCAGCAAATACCCCTTCTCGAGCGTCTTGAACCCGAAGTAGTCGAACATGAAGTCGCGAGAATAGTCAATCATCTGTTGGTATATGTTCCGGTGAGTTGTCACAAGGTCATGATACTCGTCAGTAATACATTGCGTGGGAGTGTGATACAGTGCCTCGGTACAATTCAGAAGAGTAGAGGGCGTGTTCTTCTGGTGATTGCTGATGACGATACGAGCAGCGAGCTTCCCGTAGTTCGGGTGGTAGCGCGCCTGCATCATGGCACACGTCTCTGCTGCAAACTCGTCCAACTGACTCGTGTTCATTCCGTCCTGGAGCTGATTACAAACTTTCTGGGCAACTAGGTCGGGGTTCACATGCTCAATACCCTCAGACAAGGAACGAATCCGCTGAAGGATCTGGTCAAAGGATACAGGAACACGCTCGCCATTGCGCTTGACTACGTAAATATGCTCGGACATTGTGATGTTGTATTGTATACCCTCGCTATACGAAAATTCGTTTTTACGAAGAAATGAGTTTTACGGACAGATGGTTGGCCTCCAGCTCCTTTACCAGAACGCCCAAAGAATACGGGAAGGACACTTTCAGAGTTTCAGTGTCCGCCTTTGCGTCAAGTCGCCCTGTTTCTGGATCCATAAGCATCGTAGATCCGTCGCTGCGATCCATCATGCTTTCGTTGAGGAACTTTGAAATTCCGTGGGCAATCAGAACGTCGCGCTCCATTTCTCCAATACGCAATCCGCCGTCGTTTGCACGTCCATCGGTAGGTTGATGAGTCAACAGCTTCTTTGGACCTGTCGCGCGATAATTCAGCTTGTCTTCCACCATATGCTTGAGTCTCAAATAATAGGTCGGTCCCATAAAGATTTCCGATTCTATCATTTCGCCAGTTTGTCCGTTGTAAAGTATCTCGTGGCCATACGGATGAAACCCTGCCTTCTCCAAAAGCATTTTTGTTTCTGGAACTCGGTTCTGCGACGAGAACGGCGTTGCGTCCACCGAGCATCCCATGTGAAGTCCTAGCTTTGTGGACATTGACTCTGTGAACTGACCTATCGTCATGCGAGAAGGGAACGCGTGCGGGTTCACAATCATATCCGGTCGCAGTCCAGTAGATGTATACGGCATGTCCTCCTCGGGAACACGCATTCCCACAGTTCCCTTCTGTCCGTGACGCGCAGAATACTTGTCTCCCAGCACTGGAACGCGGGACTCGGCGATCCTGACCTTTATTCCCAGCAGTCCGTCTTTTGTCGTGTAGCGATACACGGAGTCTACGATTCCATGCTGACCACGCTTTGGACTGTAGGATGAGTCCACGTATGCTATCACTTCTCCATTGTTGTTCATTTTGGGACTGACGATTCCTGCAAGGATTGTCTTGTCGTCAATTTCAACTCCCTCGCGAATGAAACCGTCGCCATCCAGCAAATCGTAGTTGTATCCTTCCTTTCTTGCAACCGTATCGCGAAACTTTGAATTTGCAGCCACGTTTCCAAACTCTGTGTGTGTCTGCGCCTCCATATCAATCATCTTTTCGGTAATGTCGTAGGAATGATAGTAGGTCGTGTTAAACAGTCCGCGTTTCAAGGCTGTGTCGTTCAGAAGAATAGAGTCTTCCTGGTTATATCCAGAATAAATAGCCAGTGCGACAATGGCGTTCTCGCCGTAGGGAAGACATCCTAGCATCTGGTTGTACGTCCAAGTGGTTGACAAGGGCCGCTGAGCATAGTTAAGCCACGTTGAAAGGGTATCGAACCGCTTGTTGAATGCAGTATTGTACCACGAACACGCCTGTCTTGTTTGCTGACAACTAAAAACGTTTCTTGGCGCCTGATTGAAGTCCGAGTGCGGAATGATACTTGTCGACGGCGAGAAGATCGCAAGTCCGTGTATTTCCGAAGGAAGAGTTTGAGAGAACGGTTCCATAGAAATGCGTATCGTGTCGCTTTCTTGGGCGTCCACGTAATCAAATAGATTCTTCGCCATATCGCTCCATGTTTTTATCTGCTTCACCTGATTCGGTCCCACTCCTTCGCGATATACGGGACGAATAGGACGACCTGCGTCCGTGAAAATATTGTATTCGTTCTTCGTCCGATTCCATGCGAGAGATACATCCGACGGAATATTGCCGGATCTGCGCAACTCTAAAAGCATTCCGTGAATTACTTCTGTGTTCTTATCGGGAATCACCCCTGCGAGGTCAGAATTCACAAAGACTTTTGTCCATATTGGGTTCCAAGTGGAAGGGTGGATGAGATGAAGAGGAATAAGTTTCATCTGCTTCAAATACTGAATTATCAATTGAGAAGGTGTGGCTTTAGATAGCGTACAAAACATAGTCATGGTCTTGAACAGTCCATCGTCGGGTCCGTCGGTTGGACACATGAGCCCCCACGAACTCCCGTGGACTCTGCGTGGTTCAAAGCCGATCTTCGTGTCCTTGTTTATTTGAAGATTCACGCGACGCAGATGAGATACGCTTCCGAGGTAAGCGAGTCTGCTCAGTTCCTGTGAAATCCCGTCCTTTCCACCCCACTGTTTCTTGAATGACTTTTCAAACTCTGACAAGAATGTGTACGATCGCCAAATGGAGCCTATGCGTTCCTCTTGAACGAGCTCAGGGAACTTGGCGCCCTCAAAGGCTTTCGTCTGGTAGTGCAGTGTGCTGTCCAGTTTCGTCAACATAGACTTGGACACCTCCTTGAACACCCTGCGGAACTCCTGGAAACATAGCTCTCCAGACGAGTCTATGCGTTTGTATCGGTAATGATCGCGATCCGACGGCTTTGCAATTCCAACCGCAATATCCATTGCCATCTTCGTCATGTGTCCGAGAAGATACGCCTTGCGTCGCATCTTTGACTCTCCGTGCTCGCAGTGGGGAAACATATCGTCCGTCAAGTTCATGAACACTCCGGCTTCACTCCTGGTTCGTGTCTGCCGAGCCAGAAACAATAAGTCTGGGTCCTGATCGCTATCTTTTTCCTTCATCATTTCCTGCTCCGTGAACCTTTGGTGAGAAAGAACCAGCTCGGCAAACAGTCGGTCGTAACTCTCCTTTTCACTATCCGGCAATCCTGCAAAGATGGTGTCGTATAAATCTCGGTCGCTAGTTACTCCTAATGCGTAAAACACGCTGAGAAGTGGAACAGGCTGCGTGAACCCCGGCAACGTAATGATCGCCAATCTGTCCGTCTGGAGTTGTCCGTAGTCCTTTATTCCCGTTTCCTTTTCCATATTCTTCAGTTTCAGCAGAACCTTGTTATCTTCCAGGTCGGTGTTGTTCTGTGGCGGAATCACCAGAAAATGAGAATAGGGTCCTTTCGTTCCGTCCTCAGACGCAGACCTGACTGCAGAAAAATACTCGTCAGGTTCTCCTTTGATTGCGCCCTGTAATTTACTACTCTTCTCCTTCTCGACGAGCGTTCGCTTACCGTCAGATCCAGCAGGCTTGTGTGGTCGTTTCCCTGCATAAAACATGTTGGTTCCGAGATGTTCTTGGGAAAGCAAGACCTTCTCGGCTCCGCCAATAATGAAATAACCTCCCAGTTCAAATTTACATTCGCCAACGCCATACATCTCTTCGGAAGTCATCGTGGATAAATAGCAGAGGTGACTGCGAACCATAAGAGGCATCTTTCCAATAAGGACGTTCTCAAAGGACCTCACCTCTTCTTTCTTGTCTGCAAAAGTGTATACGACTTCAAAAGTGGCACGAACGTCAAGAGCGTACGTCTTGTTTTCAAGTCTGCAAGTGTGTGGCAAAATGGCGTTTCCGAGTTCGTCTACGGGAGGAAGGTAGAAAATCTTAGTTCCGTCCCTGCCTCCAATGTAAACGTCCACCGCCCGATTGTCCACCAAAGTCAATCTAGATGGGTTGGACCCCCGAATGTAATCGGGGAGTTTCGTATTTAACAAATCCGCATACGAATCCAAGTGGTGTCTCACAAGTGGATTCGTCGTGTCTTTAAAATATGTGTCAAATACATGTCTTGCGATATCCATACTCTTTACTTATTTGTATAAAAGAATGCTGAAGGTGGGGATTGAACCCACGACAACGGACTTATAAGATCCGCGCTCTAACCACTGAGCTACGTCAGCATTTGAACTATTCGTGGATTGTGTAAATCAATTTACGGCATCGCAACCATAGAACGATAATGTTATCTGAAACGTTACGACCTATGACTTTGAGAGATGTGGTTGGACACGAAGAACCAAAGCGAGTTCTGAAGGATTACCTTGTTCGTTCACCGTATAAGTCTAGCGTCTTTCTTACTGGAACTCCTGGAATTGGAAAAACGACCTTGGCTCTGTGTGCTGCACGAACGTTCGGGTTTGAGCCGCTGGAAATCAACGCAAGCCGGAACATTAGAAGTTTTGTGGATGTGGAGAAATTGAAGGACGCATGCAGATCCTCCATAAACATCCACTCGTTCCTACGCAATGAAAAGTCAAAGGTGACATGTGTGATTCTGGATGAAGTGGACGGAAGTGATCCGCATGCCCAACGCAAGATAGTGGAATGGCTAAAAGATCCCGAACGCAGAGTTCCAGTATTGTTCACAGGAAACGACATTCCGATGACGTTCAAACGGAGCCCTGAATTTGTTCAAATTGTAAAGTGTTTTCCTCCCCGCGCAACTGAATTGACTGCCCTGTTTCCAGATACAGACATTCTTCCGTTTGTGAAAGAATGTCAGCACGACGTTCGTCGGCTGTTTCATCGTATTCAGTATGGAAAATCCGATGTGTTTCCAAAATACGTTCTTCCTCCTACTGGGCTGCCGGCGGAGGAGACGTTTCTGCGGAAGCAGAAGATGTTTGGGCTGGAGGATGTGCTGAGCGAATATCGTGGCGACAAACAGGGCAACGGGAACTCATCGTCAACCAGTTCATAATACAGGACCGATGGTATACGTGTGCGCACGCCCGAATCCGAGTTGCGTCCACCGTGATATTGTCTTGACAGATCGCGCACTGAGTTTCGCCTGTCGGTTGCGTCAACGTTTCCGTGGCGGCTGCAATCTGGGCCTGAGTAGGTGCGACGGGGACTGGATCCAGAAAGTTGGAAGGGAGATTGAAAACGAGGGACGCAGTGTTTTGAGTCGCACGAATGGAGTTCTGGAGAACTCGGTTGGTCAGCTCCAAAAACGAGATCTCGTTCATCATGTATCGCATCATAATAGAGTCTCGGACTGGCGGCCTGAACTGGTTGATGGTTCTACCGAAAAATTGGTTGCGTCCCTCCACGAGTCCATAAACAATGTCTGCGAATGTGTCGTCTTCCATATTGTATAGACTTATACTCTGTCTTGAAAACCATACGATTAACTAGGCAAGCAGGTTGAGAGAAGACGACTTTTCCTTGACGCTCAATCCTGCCTTGGACGGAACTGCGTAGTATTTGTGAACTGCACTTGTGGCTTGGGAGAACATATCTGTGAGTTTCTTGATGTCGTCCTCTTCAATTGTAACAGTCGTGGACACATTGAATGTCAGCTTGTCTCCATTCCTTGAAACCTTGATGAACTGCGGAGTCGAGTTAGTGTCCGTGAAGTAGGCGAAATCATCGTTGACGCCACTCGTAAAGTCCGTCCACTTCTCGTTCAGTTTCTCTGCCTCTTCCTTCGTTGCCTTCATCTTGAAGGCGAATCGGAAACGCGGAGAGTTAAAAATGGTCTGGACGCACGGCAGTCCCTTGTCGTTTTTCAGCTGACTTGTTGTCGTAGATTGTGTAGCGCCCATTTGTTTTTAGTAGCCGCGTAAGCTCAAAGCACCTTCTTCCACGAAATATTATAAAAAAACCCAAGTCCTACTTTATTTACCAAACCATCAATGACATCGTCAGTAAAGTAATCGCATGGCTTGTGTGACAAATCCCCCGCCAAATGTCTTTTTTGTTTTACGAAATCATATTTGGCTCTGTATTTTTCGGTTGGCTTGAATCCGAAATACTTTTCATACCACGTTTCGCCAAACTTGAAAAAATACATCAATCCTAAGCGGATTTTGACTCCATTACACGTAACCGTAGACTTGTCCGATAACTCCACTGTATCGGCTCCCTTTTCTTTCAATAGCTTCAAGAAGAAACGAATCATCTCGCGAGTCCCTTCGCCTCTCGCCATGTTTCCATCTACCGTACACCTCGGATCATAGTTTGCCGCGTTCAATACGGCAATCTTGTCGGCTTTGTCTATTGACGCATTCAAGCACGGTCTGTCGGGGTTCCATATAATTAAGTGAGCATCAAACTCGTCTTCGGTGGATTCCACCATATACTTGCCGATTTTAATAGAGTCTTTATATGCGCCTCCTCTGTATCTGGAAAGCTGAGCGTCCTTTCCAAGAGCGTACAAAGACTGAAAAAGCCCAGTGTGAAATTTCGAGTAAGACACCATTTTTTGTGTTATATGAAGCCATATTGAAAACTACATTGACCCAAAGACTATTAATAGCAAAAAGAAGAGACCGATTAGAAGCCAACCACCGTTCATTTATTATTTTGGGTGGATAACTTTGAAAACTACTACGACCAGTCAATAACAATGAAGTGTTCCACAATCTTATTTTCGTATCCGTACGTCTTGATACGCTCAATCTTACAATCTGGGAACTCTTTCACTAGAGCCGTTAATAAACCAGTGATAAACACATCAAGGTTTAATCCCATAGGACCATGTCCGTGTGGAAATGTGCAAGCAATATCGTATTTGTAGTTCGTCTTCCTAGTCATAGCTTCCCTACAAACATGACGATAAATCTGATCGAGAACCTTTTCAATTTCTAGGTGATAGTTAAGATTCTGGAGAACCGACTTTGAGAGCACGATGTGGGATGATTGGCGGTTCATATTGATTTACGTTTCTTATTCGTTCAGTATGAAAGCTACCTCTTCATAAACCTGTCCATAGGACCGACCTTGTGCTTCTTCAAATACTGAGCCCCAAGAAACATGATTGAATCCAACTCACGCTCCTTCTTCGCCAGAATTTTCAATGTGGCTTCCTCCTCGTCCATTCCATCGTCCAGAAACGCATGATACATCGCCTTGTAGTTGTTCTGAATGCTTGGGCGGTATCCCTCCAGCTGTTCCAGAGCCAAAGCAAAGAGCTGTGCCACTGGATTCTGGATCTGGTTCGTGATATAGAACTCCACATCCGGCTTTAACCCTTTTTCCCTTGCATAATCAACATGCTCAATCTTGTCTCCCTGCTTCTTCTCGCCCTTCCGCTCCGTGACATACAAATATGCCAACCTATCGCCGACCTGGGGCTTGTTTCCAGGATCCCGTTCCTCCATTCTGTCTGCGAGGACGCGATGCGCAATCTGACCTGGAACTTTGTAGTCGTCGCGTAACTGCTTCGTGATAATATACTTATCCAGAGGCATCTTGTTCTGCATGACTTGAACCAACATGTCCTGGACGAACCGCTGGGCTTTCCGGATATCTCTGTCCTCCATCAGGATATCCAGAGCGCCTCCAAATATATCTTTTACGATTGGCGCATTGTCTCGTCTCTTGATCGCGATGCCCATGGACTTGCGCTTACATTTTTTTACATCATCCTCGTACATCATACCCATATACCGCTTGCGACAGAACAGGATGAATGGGAGGAACGTCTTCTCATACTCAATCTTGTGGGCCTTTCGGCACCGCGACGTAATGACTTCTGCAGCCTTCTTGGCCAAGTCCATTGATTCACGAAGGTCCTTCGTGGGAAACTTGATGAAGATGGAGTCTGTATTGTGGACGATCATTTGTCCCACGCCTGCTTGGAAATGGTGCGACGCAGTAGTGAGATCATAAACAAATCCTGAATAAGAAATTTCGTGCATCTTCTTGATTGCGTCAGCGGGTCTCCTCTGGGACTTTGTAGTGCAAGTCATCCTGCAAATGTATGGCTTGTCTGTTCGTGTGTTTATGGAGACAGAGTATCCTAGTCTGGAAGCGAGAAGCGATATTTGGGCGCATGTGATTTGATTCTTTTGGTCAATGCGCACGTATCCATTCATGTCCTTGTCTCCGTCCGAATCGTAAAGTCCGTCCCAGAACGCCTGCTTCACCTCGGGCGTTCCATTCAGAATCCAGTCAGGAATGTTCTTGCGCTGACCCACATAATACATATCTCTGAACTTCTGGATGAACTCGGTTGCACTGCCGTAGTTCTTGGAAAGCATCGTCAGTTTGTAGACGCCAGACGAAACCAGTGTCGGATTGATGATCCATCCAAACTCAGGATATACTTGTTCGCACATCTTCTTGTAGCTTTCCAGCATGTCCAGGTTCGAGTTATTCAGGGCCCAAGACGACTTCTTTCCGCTGGGGCACTCGTATACTCCGCAACTTCCGTCTCCCACAAAGAACCCTGCGATCCTCGCAGTAACCTCACACCCCAGGAACGACTCCGTCTGGGAAGGATAAGGTGCGTGAAGAAGCGCGTCGCCGACTTTTAAGTCCTTAGACGAAACTTCGGTTCCGTCAAGTTTCAAGAGAGAATGGTCGTCCGTGACGTCCACCAATCCAGTGTGGGTGAGAACCCGGACCATCTTCTTGTGTGGAGCGAGCGTGTGACGAATAATTCGCTCTACGGGCGTCCACCCAGTCTCCGTCCAGCTATTAATGTTTTCAAGCTCGCAGTATTCCTTGTCGGAGTCGGCACACTTTCTCCACTCCCCGAGGTTCCCGAGTTCCTCTATCCCCATGATGGTTTGAACGCCGTTTCGCTGAATGAGGATGGGAGTATACGACGCAACACTGTCGCCATAAATAACTTCTGCGCCAAACTCGTTCACGACGATTCCACTAGCAAACTGAATCCTGTCTCTGCCTAGAGCAGTTGTGCACGCCGCAACCTCCAGCTTCCGAATCGGCGACGTCTTGGAACCGCACTGTCCATAAATAGAGTTCGCAACAACCTTGTAAGCAAGCTGAAGACCGTTGAGCACCGACTTCTGAGCATCGTCTTCCGTTGCCTCCATCAACTTCCTCGTCTCCTTTCGCTTCTTGAGAAGGGTTTCAAGTGTCACTGGAAGCAGCCCCATTGTTAGTGGATTTGATGTTGGCTGAACGAATCCGCAATAGACTCGTCCTGCCTCATTTCCCTCAGAGTCCTTGATATCATACACAATCTCGTCAACCTGGTATCCGTCCGACTTTCCACAAATGTCGTGTCGCGTCGTCTTTCCACTGCTGTTCACTTCCTTTACGTAGACCATCGTGTCGGGAGACAGATTGTAGGCAATCATGTTGGACGGATACAGAGAGTTGAAATCCAAAACAGGAATCGGTTGGTCCAGATACATCCCGATCTTTGGAGGCAGAACGATTGCGCCTTCATACCCCATATCACCCTCCACGCTTTCCTGCGTCATGATGATTTGGTTTCGCTTGGACGCGTTGTAAACGACAGCCGAGAAGATCTTGATTCCCTGACCCCTCAGGAAGATGTATTGGACAGGGACTCGGCACACGTCCGCCATTCCGCGGGCATTCACGAGAGTATCTAGCTTTGCCATGAGGGTGAGAACCAGGTCGCAATCCTGGATACAATACTTTGCAATATTCGCTCGGTCATCGGCGGTTCCGGTGTGTGCTGCAAAGATGTCGTGATGGTCCACGTCGTCCTTTGCGAACGACCACTCCAGTTTCGTAGTGTCCAGTCCCTCAAATGTATCTTCTGTGTCAATCACGAACGAGTTCTTGCTCACTTCCACCACAGGAAACTTGAACCCTTCCTTGTATGGATTGAGTGTGTTTGTGACCACATCCAGTCGGACCAAATTCCCTACAAACAGTCCGCGTGTAGACTTCGTGTGGAGGCGTACGCTCATCTCACTCAGACGCTCAAACTTCACTACCTTGTCTCTGAGAAATGTGGATGCGATATTGTCAAGCTTGTAAGAATCCAGGTTCTGCTCGCGCCGCATGCTCAAATACAGGTCCAAGTTCAAGCGACCCGGCGTATCAAGGTATCGCACCGCGAACTTTCCACTCGCAAGCTCAAACGTCTTTTTCTCGGTCTTCACGTTGTCCTGTCGAGTTCCCCATTGCTTAGATTCAATACGTCCAAAGTGTAGTTCCACACCGCACTTTGCTGCCCGTTCTGCAATATAAGCATCGTCAAACCCGAACGTGTTGTATCCGCACAGAATATCGGGGTTCTCCGAGTGGATGTAATCGTTGAACTTTGTGAGCAAATCCTTCTCCGTCTTGCAACTTACAAACGTAACGCTTGAGTCCTTTGATGGCGTGACGGATCCCAGCACAAAGACGCGTCTGTCCTCCGTTTCCAGCATCTTGTCGTTCCAGCGAAGACTGATGCCGATCTGCGAAATCGCGTCGTTTGGGTTTGAAGATACTGGAAACTGTCCCGATTCCGAATACACTTCCAAATCGTAAGACCCTACAAGAAGAGGGATGGACGCGCTGGGATTGGCACTTACTTCGGCATACGGAACTTCGTAGCAAATGTCCACATTGCATCCCTCCGGCGTTTCCTTCACAATGTCTGGGAATTCAATCGGCGAGGCAGGAGAAATGTCGCGTTCGTGGAAGAGCCGAATGTAGGGAGGGAGATTTATTTCAAATACATCTGAAACGCTTACGACTCGGGACCCAATCTTAAATGGTTTCCAATCGTTGTCTTTCTTTGAGACCTCATCTTCGACATACGAGCTCGGAGGAACAATTATACGCTTGACTGTCTTGAACATCCACAGCGCCGGAGACGAAATCTTCCACACCTTTGTTGGAACGAGACTCGTGAATCCACGCATGGCGTCTAATTTTTCTTCCTTCATGATTCGCATACCCATCATAGATTTACCAGCAGATGCCTGAATAGCCGCCAGTATATCCTGAATGGTTTCATTCTCGTATGCCTTGAGGTAGAAATATGGCTGGAATCCAGTGAGACGAACTCTTGCAATGTCGCCACTACCAGTTCTTCCGTAAACGTCCACAACATACTTGTAATTGGAGTCGCTTTCGATCCAATCGCAAGGTTGAAGGTATGTGGTCATTTTGATGCTGTATTCCTTTCCGAGAAAGCCTTTCCGTTTTCTTTCTGGTTTCTGTGTAAAGAGATGTCGTTATTTAATGCGCCTACACGCGATACGCATTTTCCTCCTACGAGCATTCCCTCTCAATCGCAGAGCCAGTCTGGATGTGGCGGCATCTCCATCTTTCGTTCTGCAGCGGAATACATCGGAATAATTCCAAAGGGAAATTTGGGCAACGCACCCGAAGACGGTTGTGCAGTGGACACGCAGTCTTCTCTCATGTGGGGCGACCCAGGAACGAGTCGCCAGCCTGGACCCAAGCAGACATTCCCTCGGCCGTATGCGACTACTCCCTTTTTAGCGATTGGAAATGTAGAGGGAATCGATAATCAGACAAAGGTTCTTCACGGTCACTCTACTGCGAATCGCAAGGAGATCCAGAGCGTCACGGATTCTCAGTTTCCGGTGTTTCAGCCTCTTCTTCCACAGAAGGAAGCTGACATTGCTGCTCACAACTATTTTGTTGAACCGTTTCTTCGTGGAGGGTTTGCGTCGCGACTCCAGGCAAATCAGCGGGTTGATTTGAAGCAGTAACCTTCTCCTGAATTTCAGCGTCCATTGCCTCCATTGTCGTCCGTAAGTTATTGAGATACGCTTCATCTTCAGTTATGTCGGTGCGCCTGAACGAACCTGGCTTGCGAACGTAGGTGTCTCCCTTTGGCAGAAGTGTTTGCGGTGTCAACAAGTCAATCGCGGAAACTGTATCCCCTGTTTTGTTCAAGGCATCTCTGGCGTCGTCTTCTGAGCATCCGACAAGTGAACGAATAAGCATAATAGGGTCCGCCATATTTTATATGTAGAGTGTAAAGAACGTGAAGATGCGTTTTATAGACTCACTTTGCCCCCCTGCGCTGCTCTATTTGTTGTTCGTGACGATCCAGATTGCTCTGGACATTTCGTTCGGGATGTTCGTAGTTGCAGGAATCAAGCTGGCTGTAGGAATCATCGGGGTCGTTGTTCTGGATGCTTTGTGTGGAGTGAAACTTGGGGTTGTCTCGTGGGCAATCGTCGCAGCTCCCTTTATCATAACGTCTCTTGCCACTGCGATTGCGATGGGAATAGATCTGGATCGTCTTGCACTGAACACTGCAAAGGAGCATTTCACTGAGAAAATGCATCCGAAGAAAACGGAAACCAAGCCCAAGAAAATGGTCAATATGGGGTCAAAGAGAACGGAATCGTTTACTATGATGCCGACCGAACTGGAGGAACGTCAAGAAATAAACGCAGATGTGTCTGAGGAAGTTGACTACCCGTTTTCAACGACGACTCCCTATTAAAATAAAAATGTGCGTCAATATTTTGTACACCGCGTACGCATTCATGTTCGCATGCCGCCGAGGGTGTTTTCGGTTCTTTTTCCAAGAGGACGAGCCGAGGAAGCAGATCACAGTTGAAATTCCAGGTCCAAAGTATCCTTGGCTATACATTTCTGCAGTTTGGGACGACGGGGAGGAAGAGGACGTGACCGACGAGGTAGAGGAGCATGTGGAGCCAGGCGAGCTTCTAACTCCTGCACGTCTTTTTGAAATCACACAGCTAGAACCTGAAGAGCGTTCTACAAAGCAGGACCCTCTAACAGTTCTAAGAAAGTTGGTGAAGTGGAGCTACATGGACAGTCTGACGTTTGAAGTTCGCGAAATTACATCAGACGGTGTAGTAAATGTGGTCAAGCCCAAGTCTGACTAATTATTTCATACAGAACGCGTCCGATTATTTCAAAGACGCGGAAGAGTTCATTGACCTGAGAGACGAATACGCAAATCCATCTTGGGCTGTCATTTTTGACATGTATTTGAGCCCAGTTCTGCTGTTGGCGTCCATGATCTTAACGAAAAAATACACAGATATTCTTTCGTTAATTGGTTTTCAAAGGACGATTTTTAGGTGGTTGGATTATTATAGATTTAAGTATTTGCGAAGCAGGTTTTATCAGTGGAACCAGATTGTGAACGTGACTGGCGGTCCTTATATTTCAACGAACGACCCTGCGTATCATGCGTATGTCATCGCCGACGGAATGCAACGAATCCAACGCTCCATATTTCACCAATCAAAGCTTGCGCCAGGCTCGTCCCAGCCGGTGAAACCACGCTCGCAGCTATAAACGCTTGACTGCGACATAACCTCTTCAAAGTCATCCGCCAACTCTGCAGCGTCGTATGCGAACGGACACCGGTCTTCTTCCGTGATGAAATACTTGTCGTCCTCAATCAGCCCAAGAATCCTATCAAAGCCGTCAAAACCATCAATATGAATGATCTCCACATCATCGTTGTCATTCCACCCCCACTTGGTCAGAAAAGACCCAATATTGTTTTCATTCATTTGGGTCATGTCACGAATCTCCTTGCGTGTATGGTTGATCATGAATTCCATTTGAAAGTGCATTCAAAACTATACAAAATGAAAATCCGTTTTCGACGCTATTCGGTCCGCACAACATCATTCGTCCCACCACGAATTACGGGGGTGTAAACGGCATTTCCGTTACCAGCGGATTCGCCGTTGAAAGACGCAGCCTTCACGACGCTCCATCCGCCCATTCCTCCGCGCATCTTGCGACTGCGACGGCTGCGAGAACGCTTACCTCCCTTAGGCACTTCAGTTCCACGAGTTACGCTGGCGGCTCCAGGCGCAACAGCTGGGCCCTGGGCGAATCCGTAATACCCGCCACGCTTCATCTTCATAGTCTTGCGACCGGTCTTCTTTCCACGACGAACCTTATGAGACTTTCGGTGAGGCATTTACTCTTGGCCGATAATTTTTACATTTCACGTCGAAAACGGATTCGTAGGAATGGAACACCATCTCACAAGAAAAATGCAATCCCTCTTTACGCCCGCCCAAATGACTGAGCTCGTCACTGACCGTCGCAAGATCCGTGCCGAAAAGGAGGCAGAGCGTATGAAGCCGTTCGTTGATACCGCCGTGAAGTTCTACGCCTGCGAGATGCGTCCTAAGTCGCAGCGCATCATTGATGACCTGAAGTACTCCAACTGGTCATTTGCGTTCGAGTTCAAGTCCTTCGACTTCCACAACATTGAAGGCTTCGGACATATGCGTAGCAGATTTGGTGCTGCCCTGCGGCGCTCCCTGGCGGATGACGCCGTGCTTCTTAACAACTTCGTGAGTCACTACGATGTGATTAAGTTTGTTTGCCCTATTGGGACCGTAATCGATCACGGACATGGACTCCACCATCAAATGTGGCGGATCTACTCGAGCACGGACTTCCGCCAGCGTCTCCTCGCCGAGCTTGGTCTGGACCCTCTCCACTTTGACTTCAAGAACCTGTCGGAAATTGTGAGTGCCGACGAGCGCCTTTTCAAAGACGACGAGATCATTGAGTATCGCAACAAGGTCCACCTCGTCTACACGGAGCGCCCCACAAAGAAGCGCCTGAACCCCCTCGCAGATGCGTGGGCACAGCATGTGAACCCGATGCCGCCGCTTGAGGAGATCTAATAATCAAAAAACAAAAAAACATCATTCTAGAACTTTTTCACTGTCCAAGATCCGTCCTCTTCTTTGACTCCTGAAACCGAAAACTCGGCTCCAAGAGTCCGCAAATACTGCGACGTTTCCAAATCTGGAACACGAAGGTATCCTCCTCCTTCTACCTCATAACAATCCGGCAATGCCATTTTCTTTACACGAACCTTTTTGACTCCGTCGTCTTCCATATACACCCCTTTGGCTCCAATGTCGTCCGTATACATTTCGTATCCCCGGACTTTTTCTTTCGTCAGCTCCGACTTGTGAATGAACTTGGCGGTTCCGGGAATGTGAGAAACACAAACTTTCAACCACGACTGAAGCCATTCGTATCTCTGCTGGAACGACGAGCACGCAAACACACAGTTGGAATTGTAAACCCAAATATCCGCCACAACGAACTCCAATGGTCCTGTTCTTTCAACCCGCAAAAACGTGTCGTTGCAAACGCGTTCATCGACACAACACGGAATCTTCAAGCACTCCTGTGGCGTTATCCAGACGCACACAGGAATGTTTTTTTCATATGTAAATACGACCCACCCGGAACGTCCGATGGTCTGAGGAACTTTAAACATTTCACCCTCGGGAGACTGTTTCTTGAATACCGTTCGGAAGGCCGGTGTCCATGCGTACTGATGTTGTAGACGTTGGGATACGTGGTTCATATTCTGGCAGTTGTACCTCTTGCGTTTGTTGTGTGAAAACAGGGGGAGATTCAGTCATAGGGAACAGCGGCGTAGCGCCAGCCGGCTCCCGTGGCGGCGACTGGACGATGGGAGCAGGAGCCGGAGCAGGAACGGTACGATAAATCACCTGGGGCTCGGGCGGGTAGAGAATTCGCACTGCTGCAAACGTTATCAGTTGTAAAAGAGCCATGATTCCGATCGTAGATAAGGAGATGTAGAGAACGTCTAGGAAAATCATCTTTACTGTTGTAAGCGTTTTCTTAAACGTTTTTATTACGCATTAAAATGTAGGAAGAATACAAAATGGCAAAGCGAAAGCTAGAAGAAGCATTTACGGAAGCCGAACACGTTGCCAAGCGAGTGGCTGTTTCTGTGGCAGAGAAGGCCACGTCTGAAGAGATAAAGAAGGTGATCGTGTCTAATATCGTTGAGGAGGTCAACCGTGGAGGGTGCTCGTGTGGTCCTTGGTCTCTTCGTATCGTTCGCACCCCCACGACCAGCTCTCTTCCCAAACCAGAGGTTTCTCAGAAAGAAGAAAGTAGTTCACACGTTCCTCATGAGCCGGAAGCGGCATAATCCCCTCCCACTTCTCACTCTTGAACTCAAACACATCTTTCGCATCTGTAGTGAAAAAACGTTGACGGACTTTCAGGTCAGGGATATAACACCATCCGTCGTTCCCCCAATTGCGCGTGATTAGAGTTGTCTTATTACAGGTAGAGGATACTACCAGCTTCTTTTTGATCCTCATTAGGTCTTATTGCCGGCTTTGCTCTTAAACCGATTTTCGCCCGTAGAACTGGACTTGCGATCAGTATATCGGCGAGGATTTTGGCATCATACATAGACCCGTGAAGTTGAGCTAGGATCGGCTTTGTCCTGAATACGTGCTCGTAAAGTTCGCTGAGTTTCGGAGACTTGTAACCGTAACCGAATCTCTTCGGAAGCTTACACATTTCCGTGCTTGAAACCATCGTACAGAACTTTGGCGGCTCAAATCCGTAAAACCGATGATTCTCCAAATCCCAATACATTGCGTTTATCACCACGTTCTCGTCAAACTCCAAGTTGTGCGCCACAATCATGTCTCGCGGCGTCTCCAGAAACTCGCGCATGACATCTTTCAAAGGAGCTCCTGTCTTCTCTGCGAACTCTGTCGAGATTCCGTGAATTTTTGTAGACTCCTCGGGAATTTCCCATCCTTCTGGTTTCACGACATACGATTTCTGCGTAAGAATCTCGTTCGTGTTGCTATCCATTACAAGCCACGAAATTGAAACGATGTGAGGCCAATTGTTGCGCTGAAGAATTGCCTTTGCGCGCGTCTTGGGAAGTCCAGTTGTCTCGGTGTCGAATATTAGGACTTTCATTTTGAAGTTGGAATCAGTAACCATTGATCCAAGAATCCGTTTTGCTACGAAAACGTCTTTTTCGTCTGTAAAATTGCAGAAATCCATTGAGGGACATTCGTAGTTAATTGCTGGACGACGGAAATATCGCCAGGAACTCGGGCGTGAATGTCCAGAGTCGTGCTTTCGCAAATGAACATCATGGCTGTGACTAGAAAACATGTTCTTGATTTCAGAACGGCGGGAGTCCAACGAAGACAGTGTAGTTTGAAAAGTGCATCTATGTAAGGAGCCAGAACACCTGCTTGCGGGGAATCCTTAGATGCGTCCAACACTACACTCCACAGCGCCCAAATTACGTGGTTGGAATATGAGTGATCCACAAACATATTCGTTCGCGAATGGCACAGAAAATCAACCTTGGACTGCTTTTTGAACTGCGATGCGTATTTCAGCATCCATGCCGTCCAATACATCGCACGTGCGTAATCTCGCGATTCGGGACGAAGACAATACACGAGTTCGTTAAGGGGGACGTATAATTCCAGCGGATCGTTTTCCAGCGTCAAATGGCGTGCGTAGTTTGCAGACGGCGCCTTGAGAGATTCTTGTATCGTGAGGTGCTGAAAGTCGTGCTCTGGCTTTATTTTCGGAAGAGGCGGGATCTTGTTTTTTCTGCACAAGGAGACGGATGCGCCGACCTCGCAGATCAACGTACGCACGGCGGAATTGTTCCGAATACCTGTCATTGCCAGGGTGGAATACTGTCCCTCATACGTTGAAAACAGCTCATATTTCTGAACCAAATACAAGAAAACGTTCGGTGCTGCCCTGTTTATGTGTTTGGCAGCCGATTCAAACAGAGTGTGCCACATGGAATGAACTAGACCAGAACAAAGCAGCTCTAAGAGCCAGTAACATGTGTAGTCTGCGTGTCCGAGTTTGATATTCTCGTCTATCACCTTGTATACGTGTGATCTCAGATGTCCAGAAAAGGTAAACTTCTGGAAATCCGCGATTGTGCGGGGGTCATGAATGTCCATTGATACTCTGAAAGTTTAAAGATGTGTATTATCACCGCATTAAAGGGGCTCCAACCATGGGAACTGCAGGAGTCGTGGACCTGCCGATAAAGGCGTTCCACATGCTCCAAACCACGAGAACTCCTACGACAATAGAGGCACCAACTATCACTACAATTCCAAACTTTGCAATTCCAGACGCGATGACAGACAAAAAGGATCCATACGTGCTCTTGGCTCTATCTGTCAGAGATTTCTGAAGGTCTTCTGCAGTTCCAAGACTAGAGATGTAACCACTCCAATCTGTTCTTCCAGCAGTAGATGTGTTGGACGAAGGCGTTGGTGTTGGGGCGGCGGACCTCGCAGGTGTTCCACCCTCCAATGATGCCTTTTCAGCAAGAGCCCTCCTCATTGCTTCGTTAGCTGAAGTACCATCGTCAGGTATCCCAAGAGACTTCAAATATGCGATATCTGCAAGAACAGTAGACAATCTGCTAGGAGCAGCACCGGTCGCACCAGCAGCAGGCAACGGAGGCAAAGCAAACCCAGCAGGCAACGGAGGCAAAGCAAACCCAGCAGCAGCAGCAGGAGGAGGTGCGGAGGGAGCACTCAGCATACTACATGTAAAAAGTGACTTTGTCGTTAAAGCATTCGTTACAGATAACGGCTTCATCACAATACTATCGCAGAAGTTTTCCGATCCACACAGTGTGCACGAGGAAAGAGGATACTTATCGTTTGTTCCGGCGGGTTGGAACCACACGGAATCGTCTCCTCCTGTAGCTTTTATAAACTGTCCTCGTGAGGTATCAAACCCTTCTCGCTGGACAGACGTTACGTAAAAAAGCACTAGCATAGCTACGCCTACACCTGCTAGTATATGTGACTGTTTCATCTGCTTATTATAGTCGGAGCAGAATTAATTGTGGAAGCCGATGACGATCCCATAAACATTTTCCACGCAACCGCTGCTATGATGACACCTATTACAATGATAGCAACCACACTAAGTATATACCCAAAGCTAGACACTGTAGAGCCCAGAAGTTCAGAAGCAGACGAAAAAGCGCTGCTTCCGCGTTCTGACGCAACTTCTCCGATTCCCTTCATTTTCGCAGCAAAAGAAGTCATGGCTCCTGTTGGGTCCATCGGGTTTGAAGCGATGAAGGCATACATGTTCCACCCCGAATACTTTCTTCCTACAGGATCCGATGGATTATTGCATCTCCGAAACTGGCAACCGCCAGTTGGGACGTGGTAGTTTATGTTTGTGCACGCAGGGTCTGATAAACACGCGGACTTACACGCGTCAAGACTTAAAGACGAACTTGAGACGAAAACACACCCCGGTTCAACGGCTGCGATGTCGTCTCCGCCCTTCTTTACGAACGTTCCGTTCTTGTTGACAACCTGAATGGTTTCGCTGGGAGGTTGCGCGGGCTTTTCTATGTTATCAGGACCAACTGTATAGCAAGATTTACTAGTTCCGTAAGCAGGATCATTGCCGAACTCATTATTGTCGCATCTGAACATATAGCCCTTCTTAAAGGCCTTTTTTACCCACCGAGTGTCTGCACCGTATTTTATTGTTACGTCTGTAGGTAACGGTATTCTTAGGCCGCCATCTGGTTGACCCTCTTTCAGAAAGAAGATGTCGTCCTTCGAGGAGAAGAGCATATGCTCTCTACTAGTGAACGCGAGATACACAACGGTCAGTGCCAGTATCGCGACTAGTAAATTTAGTCGCCGTGACTTCATTGTTATAACTCCCAGACATTAATCATTTGGCTGGCTTCACTAACAATTCCCACAATTCTTTGGCATCACGCGGATACCCCCATTCTCCGATGGATGCATTCACGCCGCCCACTGGAGGCCGTATGTAAAGCGAATACCCTACGCCAATCGCCAACACCACGAATGCAATCGCATGAACGTGTTCGTACCAACCTAGAATGATGTAGATTCCCACAACTCCCCCTACAGTTCCTAGAAGAACTTGAAGAATGGTGGATCGCAAATCGCCCATTTTCAAATTCGCGGTTTCGTCGTTTATTTTCGTCTCAAGCTCGCGAGCGTGCGAGTGAAGCCTTTCAATCTCTCCTTCGTTTGTAGTCAATAAGTTCTTGTGTGTATTCGCAGTATCCACCAGCTTTTTTGATTTGATGGCGTTCAAGGTCTTGTCGTCGTAGTCCATCAAAAGATGCGACACGATTGTTTGCCGCCCTCTGTCGCCACCAGACGCCGAATTGAGATGGTTGAGAGGGTCTCCTTGGTTTCCAGCATCTCCTGCCTTGCGGATATGTGAACTCACGTCATCGGATAGCCCCACGTAATCCATCTACTTACTAAAGAACACGGAAAAAGGTCAATCCAGAGCCTCTGGTTAGAAACGTAGAACGGATGCTTGAGTTGGTAAATCCGCGAATATTCTGACCGTCGACGACAGCTCCAGTTCCTTTCCGTCCTTTCGGGTTGGATACAAGATCCCCAATTATCGCTGACCGCCGTTTCATCTGAGTTATCATAGAGGCATCTACGGCGGGATACAGAGCCTTCTGTTTCATATTCGGGTCTCCGAAATCTCGCATGGCAATAACAGTCGGCATTTATTCTATCTAGACAAAATGTAATGAACCCCTCGGAATTCAAAGCGTCAAGGGACGCAAACTTAACTGCATTCCGAACAAAATACGACCAACTGAAGTCTGAGTATACCGACGCAATGAGCCAAGCAAAGGCCGAGACGGACAGGGCCAAGCAGTGTGTCCACATTCAAAAAGCACTGGACACGAACAAACAGATGACCGCGCACGTTGACGCGTTCTTAAAACTGGTAAGCGAAGGCGGATGTAGTCTATCCCAGGCAGATGTTGACAAGATTCGCGGGGATTCAGAAAAGCTCAAGACTCAGCACTCAGCACTCAAAGACGGTCGTGATAAAACTGCATCGCTGGAGTCAGTTCATTCAGACCTAACTTCAAAAATTGAGCACGTTACTGGGGTGAACCAGTTCTACTTGTTATTGCTCGGAGTCGCTATGCTGATATTGGTTGTTCTAATAATTTACTCAGGTGTCCGCCGAGCTTTCAACGCAAAGCCTGTAGCGCCTATTCTCCCCGGAGGACTCGCACAGCCCCGTTATTTCTAGAACATCGCCAGGTCTAGCCCCAATCCATCGCGCCATCGGATCCTGTGAATCAATCTTCGGAAACAGCGTGGGCGACTTTGCGTGGAAATTCTTCAAGACGTCGTCCACTTCGTCCTTTGCGAGAACGCGGTGCTTTGGAGCCTTGCGGTGTGCCGAAATATCAAACTGGAGATGACGAAGTTCAAATACGAGAACGAGAGGCTTCTCAAGATCTGCAGCACGCCGACGAATTGCAGTCCACACAGAATCCGAAGGTCTGGAAGGCGTAACGATGACGATACCGTTATTGTATCCGTTCTCCTCTGCGAATTCGGTTATGTTGTTGAACTCGTTTTCGGATACTCGGGTTTTCTCGCTGAATACAATGAGAATTCCGTCGTAAGTGAACATGTGCGTGTCCTTCATCGGCGCCCCCACTTTGTCGTAAGAGCTCCCGTCTTTTGCGCCACGATTCTTCAAAATGACTTTAAGCGTCGCAAGGGCTCGTTCCTCCATCTTATGTTATCCAAAGATATGGAAAAGGATTTCCGTTTTTTAGCTACTTGATATAAATGTGGACTGCACTCCTTGCAATTTTACTCGCCGCAGTTATAGTCTGGGTCATCGTTCAAGGGACAACACCTGCGTCTCCTAAGCGAGAAGCAGTCATGACCGCCATGAATTTGGAACCTGCGTCTTCCTACGAACAAAAGACGAACCATTTTCCAATGCAGCCTGCCGAGATGGGCCCAATCTCTGGATTTGAAAGTCCGTTCCGAGTGAATGCCTATAATGCGTATATCTCATGAACTTAAACCGATGACAAACTGAACCTATAAATGCGTTTCCACGTTCTTTCGCTTCCACACACAATTACACGAAAGGATTACTCGGCGTGTGCATTCACTCAAAAGGCGCTGAAATGGTGCAAGATGATGACTGCGCGAGGACATACGGTCTACCACTACGGTCATAAGGACTCAGAGGTAGAATGTACCGAGCACGTGCCTATCATGTTTGACGCCGATCTTGAGAAGGCATACGGCAAGCACGACTGGCGAAAGAACTTCTTTCAGCACAACACTGGAGATCATGCACACCAAACCTTCAACATTCGTGCGATTGTGGAGGTCGGACGTAGAAAGGAGAAGCACGACTTTCTTCTGTGTTTTTGGGGATACGCCCAGCAACCAATCGCGAATGCTCATCCCGACTTGATCCCGGTTGAGCCTGGAATTGGGTGCACGAACAACCCGTTCACGAAGCAGTCTATCTTTGAGTCGTATGCTGTTATGAATGTTGTTTACGGAAAGTATGACAGATCTCCGCACTGGTATGATGCAGTGATTCCAAACTACTTTGACCCCGAAGATTTTGAGTTCAACGAGACCCCTGAAGATTACTTCCTGTTTGTAGGAAGAATCATTGACTGCAAGGGCCTTGGAATTGCGATTGATGTGACAGAACGACTCGGAGTGAAACTTCTTGTTGCGGGACAGGGGTCGGTTGCTTCTATCCGAAATCCAGTTCCAGCGCACGTAGTTGAAATTGGATATGTAGAGCCGAAACAGAGGTGTGAGCTGATGCGGAACGCAAAGGCCTTGTTTGCACCGACGCATTACAATGAACCGTTCGGCGGGGTAACAATAGAAGCACTGTTTTGCGGAACCCCGAATATCACTACAGATTGGGGCGGGTTTGCAGAGAATAATTTGCATGGAGTCACCGGGTATCGCTGCAGAACTATTGAACAGTTCGTGTGGGCGGCGAAGAACATTGACAACATCAGTCGTCGCAGCTGCAGAGAGTGGGCCATGAAGAACTTTTCGCTGGAGCGCGTAGCACTGATGTACGAAGAATACTTTGAGACTTTGAAGAAGGTCTATGATGGGTCTGGTGGCTTTTATGCAGAGAACAACGAACGCAAGGACCTTGATTGGTTGACGCGATATGTTCCTACAAGCAGTTAAATACTGCTCTATACAATAGAGCAATGGCAGGCGGATTACTACAATTAGTTGGAAAAGGGGCTCAGGATCAGCTTGTTACTGGAAACCCGTCCTTTACTCACTTTCGCTCGGTGTATAAGCGCCACACGGAGTTTGCAATGGAGCATTTTCGTCTACCGTTCAAGACTACATCCCTCAAATTCCCTACCTCTGGGACATTGAAGCTGAGGACAAAGGTGGAGCGGTATGCTCAGTTGTTACACGATTGCTACCTCAACATAGACATCCCGGACATTTACTCTCCAGTCGTGCCTGTATCCCTGACTGGAATTTCGGGCGGGTCCATCAATTCTTCGTCGAAAGCGATCGGATACGAGTTCCAGTGGGTCCGCAATTTAGGATACAATATGATACGTTACGTCTCTATTCTCATAAACGGTCAGGAGATTGTTCGGCACACTGGAGAATGGATGAAGATGTACGCAAATTTGACGTTTGACGCCAACAAGAAGGCCGTGCTGGATCGTATGGTCGGAAACACTCCAGACCTGTATGATCCTGCAAACGCAGACGACAGAATCAACCAGTATCCTCACGCAATTTCTGCTTCCACATCCTATCCCGAACCGTCCATTCGCGGACGCAATCTCCTTATCCCCCTTCACTTCTGGTTCTGTGAGACGGCTGGACAAGCTCTCCCTCTTGTTGCTCTCCAACTCTCTGAAGTTGAAATCGTAGTGGAGCTGCGAAACGCATATGATTTGTTCACAGTGCGAGATGTCCGAACGTCTGGGAATATATCTGGATCCAACCCGAACTTTGGAGAGCGCATATCTCCAGACACGAGCGTTTCAACATTCAATCTCTCGCACTTCCTGTCTCCACCGCTTTACGAAACTCCCACTGTAAATTCAATCCAATACTTGTCCTCTTGGAATTTTGATCCGTTCATAGAAGCGAACTACATTTTCGTAGGAGACTCTGAACTAGCTTACCTTGCAAAAACCGACCATTCTTTTCTGATATCGCAAGTCGACATGGTTCAGGCGGAAGGGCAATACGGCCCTGCGAACGACTTGGAGTTGACTATGAAAAACTTAGTGACTCGTGTCGTGTGGCTGGCTCAGCGTAGTGATAGCGTGGCGCGCAACGACTACGATAATTACACGAACTGGAAGGACTTCAATAAATCTCCTTTTACGCCAAATGCAATGGGGTGGTATACTACCGGACTCGTACAGCCAGACAACGTGAACCGACGAGACATTCTTTTGGAGTCAACGATAATACTGGACGGAAAGGAACGATTTGCGCCAAAAGAGACCTTGTTTTTCTCTGGAATTCAATTGTATCGCCATCAGACCGGCAATCCCATTCCAGGAGTTTACGAATACTCGTTTGCACTGAACAACGATGCAATACAGCCATCGGGACATCTGAACGGGTCCATGTTCAACAAGACGCTTCTTCGCAATACGTTCGTGTCCCCGCCTTACGCCGACGATGTTGAGAACGGGACTGCAAACACCGCGATTTGTGTTCTAAAATCAACGGCTACTTCAAAAAACCCTCTTGTCATCACGAACCCGAACGTCTTGGGGTCTGATGGAAAACCTATTTATGGTCCCGAAGATATAGTTACGATCGTTAGGAAGTCTGCGACTGGCGAAACTTACAAATACACATACACGGTTCGCGCATATGTTCAATCCTACAATTTCCTTCGGATCATGGGCGGGATAGGAAATGTTGTGTTCTCTTCATAAGGAGAATGATTGAAATACTCAGCGCATCATACGGGGACGCTACCCTGACGACTATTAGCGGATCAAGAGTTGACGTCACAAAAGAGATTAAGAGGCTAATATCCCCTGATAAGCAGACGTTGACTATAAGTGTCTCGCCTGCAAACATCGGAGTTAAAGACCTTGCCGAAAACAAAGCAAAAAGTCTTATTTTGAAGTATCGCATCAACGGAGAAGAAAATTCAGTAACAACTCAGGACGGTGCTACTCTAGCGCTTTCGTCTCCAGCATATGTCCCGAAAACGCCCGCTGGATACGTATATTCTATGATGGGAAGTGTGTGGTCGAATGGAGCTACAGCTGTTGTTGTGTTCGTGTATACTTTATCAATTTCGCTGGCGTTTCATTACGGTGGATTCGCTATGGGCATCGCGGCGGCGGTTCTGCCATTATCAACATTCTGGTTGTTTGCGCCTGTGATATTCATACTTGCTGCGTTTAGAGGCAACCCTTCTCAGCCATCCGAGCAAGGTGCGACAGTCGGAGGACGCCGGAGACGCAGAAGGTAAAAAGGTTTTTTTGGTTTTGATTTTTTTTAGTTTTTAGTTTTACTGGGCGACAACCAGGGTTGCGAACTTTCCGATACCGAGGAAGCCCGCAAACTCGTCCGAACCGTCAAGGCTCGCGTAGACTCGCTTAGAAGAATCTCCGACAGCATACGTCGTGTCGTTCATCTGGGCCTCCGTGACTTCCTCTTCATCATCGGCGGAAGGACCCGTCACGAAGTTCTTGGTCACCGTGTTCCAGTAGATGCCCGGGCCATACGCCTCAACCAGAGTCATCTTCGTGGTCACGAGCTCTTCGTAGCGAAGTGTCTGAACATTGTGGTCTGCGGGCATCTCAGCGGGTGCGCCCTGGCGTGCGATGGACGCAACGTAGTCGCGCATGTGGTCAGACAGCGACTTGGCGTCAAAGTCGTCTTGCGTCAGCTCGTTTGCGTACTTCGCAAACTCCTGCGAGTTCTCCTTCTTCATCTCCATCCTGGCAGCATCAAAGGCATTCTCGAGCTGCTTGATGAACGTTTGAGACATGCGACGGATGCGCTTCTCTTGGGCAGGAGCCTTCTCCTTCTTAGGCTTCTCGGCCTTGGGCTCAGCAGGCTCGGCGGCAGCCTCATCTGCAGGTTTCGGAGCACGACCCTTCTTGATTCCGCGCGCCATGGCCTCGGTGACCTTAGCCTTCTGCTCCTCGAGCTTCTTCTCAAGCTCGGCGATTTTGGCAGGAGCGTCCACACCCTTGCGGACCTTTCCGTCGCGGACCTTGGCGTTGAGCTCGTCAAGCTTGGACTGCGTCGCCTCGGCGAGCTTCACTGCCTTCTGGTAAGCAGGGACGGACATCGCAGCCGCATCTTCAACGATACGAATAGCATCCTCGGAATTGAATGCAAAGCGCGCAGAAAGAGTATTCACAACAAACTGAATAGTGGTAAAGTCCATTTCGGGTTGGTGTGTTTTTGAGAATGGTATATTCTGCTTAAAAATCCAGAATTCGTTTTCGACGATCAACTAAAAGGACGGCGTGCCAACGAACATATCTTGGACCGCCTGAGCTTCTGAAACCGCAGCCGACACGACTTCTGAGACGGGTTCGGAAGTTGTAGCGAATACTACACCGGTTGTAACGAGTCCACCGAAAACGGAAATCTTCAGTGCATCTTCCCATATAATAGGTTCCTTCTTAGACCGGCGCTCCAGTGCGTATAATATGAATGCGACAAGGGCCACGCCGATTGACGCAACTACAATCATCATTTATTCGGCTATCAAGTGAAAACTTACAGATTTAGAACGAGGGACGAAGAGATTTTTGATTCAATCTCTTTCATCGGATCTTCGGGCTCCTCCTTTGCATCCAGCGATTCAAATTCAATCGTTCCTGTCTCGTCAGTAATAGTCAACGGAGGAGGAACGCTCTCATCGTCAGTTTCCTCCTCCTCATCATCGCTACTGTCATCTTCAAACGTTACGCGATTTCCAGAGGGCTGCGGCGCAGGAGGCGTTTGCGTCTCGGAGAACTGTTTGGCGATGGTTTCCCAAGGCAAGAACGACCGAATCACGTCCTCAAGACGATCAAGAATGATCTTTTCGATATCTTGGCGATTCCTGGCTTGCTGTTCGGAAGAAACCCCGGTTGTCTTGAACAAGTAAGCCACCTGCCATATCTTTCGAGCAGACTGAATGTAAAGTTCGTGTATAAACTTTGCAATCGTAGGCCTGTCAAAGTCAATGTCCACGTGGGAAGCAGAACCGCGATAATGTAGGTTCGTGAACGATTTCATGTAGGATATGAATACTCCCATCAGCAAATCGTCCAAGTATGAGCACTTGGTTATCTTCACGATCCGGTCCACTTCGGTTTCCAAAGTTGAGTCTGTCCATTCTGGGATCTTTGTGAGCATATTTTGAAACGTACGAAGAATCTGGTCGGTCTGTCCATTCCGTTCGCAAAGTTCCTTTGACGTCGTGTGAATGCTCCAAAATCCGTCTGAAAGTGGAGAAATCAGCAGAGTCGCAAGATGGTCTCGCAAGTGGGACTTTGCGAAATCGGTGTCTGTCATTTACTTTCGTATCAGTAAGTTTATTGAATATGGAAACGCAATTTACACCAGAACGACACGATTTCAATAAATGTATCAACCTACGAGTGTTTTGATGACAGGGTGTTGCGGGTTCATAGGATCAAACGTTATAAACTATATGTGCAATAAATATCCAACCGTCAATTTTGTAAACGTAGACAAACTTGACTACTGTTCATCATTGCGCAATATTTCTGGAGAGCTCGCCAATTATACATTCTACAAATGCGACATCCAGAACAGAGACATGATAAGCCACATTTTGAAATTACATTCTATAGATACCGTTATACATTTTGCAGCACAGACGCACGTGGACAACTCGTTTGGAAACTCTATCCAATTCACTGTAGATAACGTTATCGGAACACATAGTCTTCTTGAGTGCTGTAAACATTACGGAATCATACGAAGGTTCATTCATATAAGCACAGATGAAGTGTATGGCGAGGTTGGTTCAGACGAGGACGAGTGTTGCGAAACGAAGGTTTTGACACCTACAAACCCGTATGCTGCAACAAAAGCGTCCGCGGAGCATCTCGTATTTTCTTATTATCATTCGTTCAAGCTTCCAGTCATTGTTGTAAGGGGGAATAATGTATACGGACCTCGCCAGTATCCTGAAAAATTAATACCTAAGTTCATCACATTTCTGTCAGCCGGAAAGAAGTGCACCATTCACGGTCAAGGAGAAACGATCCGAAATTTCATACATGTTGACGATGTAGCTTCTGCGATTGATGTCATCGTGAAGAAAGGGTCTGATGGAAACATTTACAACATCGGATCCAAAAATGAGTTCAGCGTTATGGACATCACTCGGAAACTTGTTAAAATCATTAAAAATTCAGATGAAATTGAAGACCATGTGGAATTTGTAAAGGACAGAGATTTCAACGATTTTAGATACAGCATTTCAAATAAAAAGCTCGTTGACCTAGGTTGGAACGAGCTTGTAAAGTTTGACGAAGGATTGTTAAAAACTGTAGAATGGTATTTGAATGTTGACGAGAAACATTGGGTTCAATCTCTTTTATGATAAAACTACATCAAACTCAACCGAGTTAGGTTCATTGACTCCGAACACTTCAAGCAGTCCAGTCAGTTCTTTTTTGGGAATCGCCGTATCCTTGCAGAACCTGGCGATTGCCTTATAAAGATGAAAGCCGTGGTATCGTTCATGCTCGGCTTGCTTCTTTCCGAAGAGAACAGACGATCCGTCTTCCATCGTCATCCAACGAACGATTGTTTTGAAAATAGGGTTTGAAGCGTAATCCTTACATTCTGGTCCGTCTGGAAACAAATCCCAGAACATTGATGTTGCCAGACGCACGCAATCAAACGACGGATTCGGCTTGATAGTGTCGTGCTTCTGGGCATAGAAAGGTTCCGAATTATACTGACCGCACGCTTCTTCGTCCATTGCAAAATGGTCGCTCATGAACACCTTTGGCTGCTTCATGCCTACGAGCTTTATTGACGCAATGCCTCTCTCAAAATCAATCAGCTTTATCAAGTATCCGTGCGTCGGAACTTTCATTGCGCGTCCATCTATCTTATACCAAAGGTGCGTCCTTGAGGTCTTTGTGTACATAACGTTGTTGGAATGGAGATCGTTGTGCGTGAATCCAATCGTCTTTTGAGCGAACGCAAGACCTGCAAGGACCTGTGTCATCCAACAGATATGCTTCTCCGTGTCTGTTTCCATAGACATGAGTTCATACAGCGTTCCCTCGCATTTCTCCATAACTGTAAGCTGAACAGGAACATTTGATAACGTGGCACTCGCGAAATCGTCGTCTCCCTCCTCTTCCTCCTCTTCGTCTTCGTCGGAACAATCGCAAGACCTGACTTCAAATACGTAGGACGTTGAGACGGACGAACTGTCGGACTCGTCGTCGGCTCCACTACTATCCTCTTCAAAGACTCGGTTCATTTCCGGTATAGAGACATCTCCCTGCGGAACAATTCCTTCTATTTCATCCACGGGTCCAAGCTCTGCAGTGTCTCCGACTTCCATCTCCAAACGTCTGGAGCGAGTATGGTTGAATTCGGCGGTATGCGATACGTGGTCGGCCAGCTGGATGTGAAAGTAAGTTCCGATGTGTTTGGGAAACCAAGGGCGAGACGAAAGGTCCTCGTAATCGTCCGAAATATCAAACTTGTGTTTCTTTGCGATTCCAGAGAAGACGCCGTATACTTTCGGGAAATGGATGCATCCAGACTGAGACAACATGGCAGAAACCAAACTCCCCACATAAGCGGAGTTGTGTGGCGACTGGACTTTCTCCATCAGTCGTGTTGCTTCTTCGCGGGTCGTAGAGAGCCCCATTGCAGTTCCGTAATCTCCTCGCATCCACTTGAAAGCGTTAATGATTACAGATTGCTTTACATGAATCTCTTTCTCACCAGAAGATGTTAGAACCTTGTTATTTCCAAGAACCGACTCTAATTGTTCGTCCAGCTTCAGACCGTGATCCTTCACGTTATCTAAATTTTCGGTCTTGAACAAAAGTTCTAAAGACGGAAAGAATGGCTGGAGATGATCCACGTTCCAATGTGTGCTGGCAGTGTCACGTATCTTTGCGATCTCCTTGTATCTGTGGACATGCGCAGGTATCGCAACACTTTTCAGTTCGGAGCTAGGTGCTCTACGCTTTCCCATTTCTTATTCAGCGTGTATAAACCAAAACCAAAATATTCACGCATATGTGTAATAGATGAATTTCCAGATAAAGAAATTCAATATAGAAACACTCCAAGAGAGGTGTGAGATCGATTCAAGAAAGTCGCCGATGATAGTGGTTATTGGAAAAAAGGAAACCGGAAAATCCTTCTTGGTGCGAGACATTCTCGCAAATACCCACGAATGTTTCCCTATTGGAACCGTGATTTCTGGAACGGAAGTCGCAAACGAGTTCTTTCAGCACATGGTCCCTTCCAAACTGATTCACGACAAATATGCTCCTTCTATTGTGACAAACGTCATTAAGCGCCAGCTCAGTGTAAAGACGGCGCGCAATAACGATAAAAAGACGCACGGAGGGAATTCGTCGGTAGACCCTCGTGCTTTTTTAATTTTAGACGATTGCTTGTATGATTCTTCGTGGATCAAGGAAGAGTCCACTCGCTATGTGTTCATGAACGGTCGTCACGTTGACTTGATGACGATTATCACGATGCAATACCCCCTCGGAATCACTCCGAATCTCCGCACGAACGTGGACTTCATATTCATTCTGCGCGAGACTATCACAAGCAACCGCCGTCGCATCTACGACAACTATGCAGGTATGTTTCCCACGTTTGAGATGTTCTGTCAGTTCATGGACCAATGCACAGAAAATTATGAGTGTCTGGTCATTTGCAACGGAATCCAATCCAATAAACTGGAAGACCAGGTGTTTTGGTATAAGGCGACGGATCACCCTCCTTTCAAGCTGTGCGACGAGTCGCTGTGGGCAGACAACAAACCGTTCTCAAGCGCCATGTTGGCGCAGGATGAATACTCTGCAGGATCCGTTCAAAAGAAAAACGCTGGTCCTTGGGTGAACGTGAAGAAACTGGGTTAATGACGCCTGGTATTTCGCCAGAATTTAAAGATCACGCACGCCGCCTTCCGCAGGGTGAACCGGCGTCTCAATGCTGTCCTGAAGTAGCTGGGTGTCAGACTCGGCCTCCTTATCAGCCAGCGCCTTCTTCTTGCGAGACTCGTTCTCCTCGCGCTGCTTGCGGATCTTCTCGCTCTTCTCCTCCTCAAAGAAGATCTCCTTGTTCACCTCGTTCTCCTTGTACTTGCGCATGAGCTCGTTCAGCTCCTTCTCGGCATACTCAACCTCAGGCATCATGTGCTCCGACGGATCCCAAGGCAGCCATGCGCCGACCTTCCCGACATACAGGTTGTCGCGGGGGTAACGACGCTGGAGAACCTTGGCGTAGGTCTGCGCCTCCTGCAGATCTGCAAAAATACGACGGACCTTTACGCCACGCACGTTTGTCTGGAACTTGACCTTCTCGGTGAAAAGCGTCTCCAGTTCCTTCTCCTTCTTCAGCATGAACACTTGGTGCTGCTCGTGGATGTCCGTCCGCCGAATGTCCTCGTTGTGAACCTTCGTGAAATCCTCTGTGTCCTTGAAGAGATCCTCCACCTTCAGATTGTATTTCTGTGCGATGAAGGCATTGTAGCGCTCAAACCCCTTGATCTTCCAGTCGTACTCGAGCCACTCAACGAACTTCTCATTGTAAAACTCCGCCTTCTGCTTCAGAACCTTCTCCGGCGAAATGAAAGAAATGATGCAGTAGCGCTGCGTCGGGACCTCGGGATCCTCCTCCAAATAATCAATCGGGAATCCATCGTCTTCGTGGGTGGGGAGAGTCTCGCGAGGCATTTGTTTATAATCGACGGATTCTATGAAAACCAGTTATTGAACGAATATTTTCTCTAATGAGAACTATAAAATGCCTGAACAGAAACCCGCCGCACCGACTGTTGACATGACCGACCTCGCTGGACGTTTCGTAAAGTATGCTCTGGAAGGTCTGGCCGTCGCAGTGGCTGCATATTTCCTGCCTGGAAAGGTCCTGAAGCTCTCCGAGATCGGAATGATCGCCCTCGTTGCCCTTGCCACTTTCGCGATTCTGGATATCTACGCCCCTAGCGTCGGTTCCTCCGCTCGCCAGGGTGCAGGTTTCGGAATTGGCGCCAACCTCGTGGGCTTCCCCCGGTAAACTGGTTTCACATAACGAAACTGTATAGAACAATGGACGTCGTGAGATACAACGGTCAATGGGTCAAGATAGTTCCAAAGCCGTATGAGCCAGAACGACAGACGCACGAAATAGCCTGGAGTATGGTTTTAAACCCCGCTCTGAACTCATTGACTGCATACCGCAACTGGTATTCAAAAGAACGAGAAAACGCCAAAGTTTTATACCCCTCTTTTCGTAAAGATGGAGCTTGAATATATATTCGTAGCTCTCGGATGCGTCGCCATCGCCGTCATAGCATACACGGCCTATCTGAACACGATTGCGAAAGTCACGGTTCCTGCGAAAACCGTATCTGGTTCAAAGGCAACTGAACCTATCAAATTCATATTCTTTTTCAGCACGTGGTGTCCTTGGTCAAAGAAGGCAAGGCCACAATGGGATGAATTCCGAGACGAAATGAAGGCGCATCCTGTCACGTTCGGAGGACATTCAGTTCAATTGGAAGAATACGACGGAGACCTGCATGAAGACCTTCTCAAAGCCCACGAAGTTAAAGGATATCCTGGGTTCGTTCTGGTTACGCCCGACGGAGACAAACACATGAACGAGATGCCAACAAAGGAAACGTTCCGAAAGTTTCTAGTGGCTTGTCTTGGAGCTGAGGAAACCCCGAAGCTGCCTTCCAGCAGTGCTTAGAATGTCCTCTACGTCCATTTGGGAAAGGTCTGAGCTGCTCTCCAGTTTCGGATAGTGTAGCATCAATGTCTGTTCGTTATTTGAAACCATCTGACCAACGCGCATTTTCATAGTGTGTATTTCACTAATATAGTCAAACGGAGATATACTCTCAATCCGACGCGGTGTAAGAATGCACCGCCTCGGTTTCGGTAGGACTAGAATTAGCGTGTCTGGATCCACTGTCTTCAAAATGTTCGTAATGGAGGGAAGGAGAGTGTCTCCGTCAATGTACGCTTTTCCGTAAAGTTCGTAAGGGCGAAACACTCCGGGCATACAACACGAGGCCTTCAGAGCGTCTAGAAGCATTATCTTGTTTGAGAAAATGGAGGGGATTCCGTCCGTGATATTGGAGGCTACAATGAACAGCGGCATTTTTGAGTCTGAAATATGGATATTTCGGATATCTAGTCCTACCTCGTCAAACAACGATAGCAACTGTTTTTCAAATACATCCATTTCCCCGATCCCTTTTGTTGAAAATGCGGCCTTTACGCTTGCAAAGTCAATGGGCGGAAGAATCGCTTGGAACGACAAGTATTTATGTATGAGCTTAGGAGCCTCCTCAATAGGAAGCCCGAACGCGACATACGTTGCAACGATAGACCCAATGGAGCAGCCGTAGACCCCCTTTGGAAAAAAAAGAGGTTGATGTCTTGAAAGTTCTAGAAGAGCACCGACATGTAGTATGCCTTTGACCCCTCCTCCACCCAACACGAGTTTGCGAAACGGGACAGACATTCTTTTAGTTGTAGAAAGCAGAGATGCTGAAAGCGAATGACATATGGAAAGAGCAGGAGGAACGACGTGAAAATCGGATGGCTGCAATGACTCCTGTTATTGCTCAAATACAGGCAAAGATACGACAGCAGGCGATTCATCAGCCTAATGCGCCCTATATCCTTTACGATGTTCCGACATACGTGTTCGGTTATCCGCTCTTCGCACTCAAAGACGCATTCGAGTTTCTGGTAAGGGAGTTCACAAAGGCAGGATACTGGGTGTGGATAGTTGACAACAAGCACCTTTTTATATCCTGGATGAAACCCGTGAAATCGCGGGACGGAGGTAGACCGATACTCACTACGAATTACCGACCCCAAGTGTATGATCCTACAACTCTGGCGTTTTTACCTAACGAAAGATAAATGGCGGGCGTTCCTCGCATAGTGTTTTATGTTCTTCTGATCGTTCTTATGGAAACGCTTGCAATGTCCTGCTTCAAGCGGAGTTTGGACGATTCCAGATTCTTCTTGGCCGGAATGCTGTTTTATACGATTGTGGGGTATCTGCTGTGTCAGACCTATCACCATACTGGAATGGCAATGACAAACGCGCTGTGGTCCGGTCTGTCCGTAGTCGCTACAACAACCGTAGGAGTTATCATGTTCAAAGAGGTTCTTCATTTGCACGACTACTTTGCCATCGCAATGATAGGTGGAGGCGTGATGATATTAAAAGTCACCGATTAACAAATGGTCGTGTATGCCAACAACGTTTTTCACCACAAACTTTACGCAAGTGATATTCGGAATTTGAGTTTGAACATTGCCGTTCTCTCTATTTTTTACGCCTTTCTTGGCGGAGTCGTGTCCTTCGTCTTCCACTACCTCTTTGACGAATTCACGGACGACTGGAAGAACAAATCCACGTTGTTCCAGCTATACGATATCGCAGTGGAGGTATCCTTGCTTGCTCTCATAGCCTTTTGGACTGTGTTCACGATAAACACGTCAGCGCCCATATTCCCGGTGCGTCGTGAAATGGCAGCGTTCGTAGACACATATACGAGCGGAATGTTCTTCATCTACGCGATCTTCCTTTTCATGAACGATCTCGGCGAGAAGCTGAAATATATGTATGAGAAATTCATGGACAAGCCGTTCAAAAGCGTCGTTCCGACTGTAGGGTCTATTTTGGATTTTTCTTTGCGTTATTCCACATGAAAAACGGACTCTTGGAAGGATACGGCGAGGTCGTAAATGGAGTGCATACATTCTACAACCGTTGAGGAGGGACAGTATGTTTGCACTCAGTGCGGCACCATCTTTGATACCGTGATAGATGAGGGAGCAGAGTGGAGAAATTACGAGGATGGAAAGGGAGAAGATCAATGTCGCACCGGGTTTGCAACATCCGACTTGCTTCCTGCGTCTTCCTACGGCTCCGTGATGTCGCACCGAGGGATTTCTTCCGGCAACAAGGAATTGAAAAACGTCCAACGACTCACTTGCTGGTCTCTATTTGCAAACAGCGAGCGCTCATGGATGGGCATATTTGACGCCATTCAGCTTCCGTGCACGCACGCCGGTCTTCCAAAGTCAGTCATACACGACGCATGCGGACTTTATAAGCAGATGGAGGACGCACAGAAAGTGAGGGGGGACACGAGACGGGCGTGTATGGGCGCAGCCGTATTCGTCGCTTGCAGAAACCAGAACGCATCAAGGACGCACGAGGAAATCGCAAGGATGTTTCAAGTCAATATTCGGGCTCTATGTAAGGCCGTAGGACGATTCATTCAAACTGAAAATACGGTGCTGGACACTCAGTTTGGAATTGCAGAACGACTTGTGTCGGATTTGGGAATGAACGATTCTCAGCGCCAAAAAGTCATGGATATGCTTTGCGAACTCTACGATTCAAATGAAGGGGAGATGGAACATACGCCAAAAACAATAGTGGCTGGCGTTGTGGCGCACGTTCTAGAACTGACAACGAAAGCACAAATGAAACCCGTTTCGGAAATGTCAAAGGTCTCGGTTTTGAGTCTTCACAAGATAGTCACTAAACTGAAAACCTCGCAATAAACCATCCGACTGTTGTATTAGTACCAGGAGCCGAGGTTGGATGAACTGTGAAAGACCCTACGGCTGGAATTACTCGTGAAATAGTGATAGAGGACGAACCGCTAATTATACTTGCAAACACGATGCTTGTGCTCGTTACTCTTGAATGATAGACCGTAACGGACGCCCCCGATAAATTAACTGATCCACATTGTGTTGTGAATGGATTTCCAGAGGTTCCATTCTCAGTAGGCGTCCCTTTTTCAAAAATGAGGTTATGAACATGAACCAAGTCGGTGCGGACAATGTACCCACTTGCTCCATCACTGACCACCTTTGGAGAAATTACGTGCTGGAGGATGTTTTTGACCGTAGTTGTGTTCTCAAAGGGGTCCGCGGACATTTGTATATACAAAACGGATTCGTTTTAACTCATTTTGACTGGTAGTAATATACAATGGATCCTCTCTTTGATTCGTCGTCGACTACACTCGGTCAGCGCTACACTCTGTTCCCGATCTCGCCCTACGAAGAGGAGCTGTATGCCCTCTACAAGAAGTCAGTAGCGTGTTTCTGGACGTCCGAGGAGATTGATTTCAGCAAGGACAAGGAGGATTGGAACAAGTTGACGGAGAAGGAGCAGTATTTCATCAAACACGTTCTCGCCTTCTTCGCAGGCTCAGACGGAATTGTTCAGGACAATCTGGCTTCTCGGTTTCAACGGGACGTCCAGTCTCCCGTCGCTCGCCTCTTCTATGCTTTCCAAAACGCGATGGAGGGAGTTCACTCCGAGACGTACTCGCTCCTCATTGACCAGTATGTAAAGGACAAGGACGAGCAAAACAAGTATTTCAGGGCAATTGACGAGATTCCGTGTGTTCGCGAGAAGGCTCTGTGGGCAGTGAAGTGGATTGATTCAGCGGAAGATTATGCGACTCGGCTGGTTGCCTTTGCGTGCGTGGAGGGCATCTTCTTCAGCGGATCTTTCTGTGCGATTTACTGGATCAAGAAGCGCGGGCTTCTGCCGGGACTCACGTTCAGCAACGAGCTGATTTCAAGGGACGAGGGGCTTCACACCGAGTTTGCAGTGGCGATGTATCACAAGCTATCTAAAAAGCTGGACGCAGCGACAGTCCGCGATATCATAGAGTCGGCTGTGGAAAAGGAGACGGCGTTCATTTGCGACGCCCTGCCCTGTTCCCTCATTGGAATGAACGCGCGCGACATGACACAATACATTCACTTTGTGGCAGACAGACTGGCTGTCCAACTGGGAATTCAAAAAATATATTCAGCCCAGAACCCGTTTGATTTCATGGATCTAATATCGATGGAGGGAAAGACGAACTTCTTTGAGAAGAAGGTGAGCGAGTATTCAAAGCCTGGTGTTGGAATGAACCAGAAGGATATGGAGATCCGACTGGATGAAGATTTCTGAGTGGCTGAGTCCTTGAAATCAGCGTAGCAACATAAAAGCACTTTGCGGAGTTTGTTAAATGCCACAACGAGTGATAGAACGGGTATGAACCAGACCTTAATACGAATATATTGAAAACAAACATCGCGAAATTCAATGCCGCGATTTTTTGTCTATTTTCGCGACCGTATTTCAATTCAAAATACGACCATTGTGATGCTGCTAGGTAATCTAGAACAGCCACGATGTTTAATGGTTCGCCATATACGTGCCAAACTACCGAGATCGTCGATGAAACGAGAATCGCGGTCTTGTAGTCATACATGTCGTGGGGATAGAGTGGAAGTATGGAGGCAAAATGCGGAAGCGTGGACACTGCGAGCAACATTGTGTTTCTCATGCGTCAACTATGTAAGTTTAGTCTAGTGCGCGGGCGCTGATGATGTAAAGGAACATTGAGTTCAGGACTGCAAGAACGATCGTTGGAGCCGTTCGCAAAAACATCAAGATTCCGCGCTTGGGACTCTTCATGATGATGTAGAGCTCAACAAGAACCAAAATTCCAGTCGCAACGAGCGCAATAATGAACATCACGTAGTAATACGTGGACACCGTCTCATTCGAGACATTTTTCGTAATTTCACTTTCGGCAGGCATTTACTCAAGTACGATATTTTTTACTCCGTCAGCGTTGCTTTGTATGGCAACGTATCGCCATTATAGGCCGAGCTAGTATTTGTTCCTGCGACATACGTTATAGTCGCACTTCCATTAATAGGCCCCGTTCCGCTCGCAGGAGTTAGTTTCCGGATAACCGTGTTTCCGATGTCAGATAAAAACATGTTTCCACTGATGTCGAAAGAAAAGGAAGGACTTGCTCCGCCACTTGCTCCCGTTAAATTCACTGTTGCTGAACTAACAAGTCCATTGTTTCCACTGTAACCAGTGATCGAGTTAAATATATCAGCAGATGAAGCATAAGTATCAGATGAAGCGGTACGCCTTATGTTGTTGGTGCCGTAACGATAATAATATAAATACGAAGGACTGTTTCCTTCAGCAGCTATATATTGTATATTCGCAGCACCCACAGCTCCAGTCACTCCGCCTGGTTTTAAAACGGTAACGGTAGATGACGGAGTAATTGCTCCTCCACTCAGTGAGAAGGTTACCAAAGTGTCTGGAATCAATATTGCGTATGCCAGAGATTTAGAAAATACGAGTTGCTGAGACCACAGTGAAAACGTTGATAGTGCGCCACTAGTGTTAGTTACAGACGAACCCTTGAGAATTGCAGATCCGGTCGCAGACGGATTCGTCAATAGAGTATGGGTGTTTGTCAGAGGGTTGTATCTATAGATATAGGAGAGATTACTACTCGGAGACAGGTCTCCACCCATATACTGTAGATAATACATGTTCCCGACATTATCTACACCCATTACGTCCAAATAAGCAGTAGATCCGCTGACAGTTGTTTGCACCCCACGTACAGAGTACCCTTTATTGCCGCCAGGATAATACAGATAAAAGCTATTTTCTGATGTAAGTGAACTATACACGAACTTATTTACAGTATCAAACTTAATAGATCTCGGCTGTTGGTTTCGCGCTAGGGTTTGTACAACTGGATACTGCAATCCGCTTCCAATCGGGTAAGGATCTCCTGGAATAATCCGCCGAATCATGGAATTCCTTTCGTCTGAAAGGTACAGCGCTTGTCCTGTTGCGTAATCAGTAACAATATCAGTGGCAAAAAACTGTGCTGGATACCTTGGGACTTTCGTTATAGGATCCACAGGTATTGATGCTTGAGCATACCCTACCGTAACTCCCGAGAATTTTTCAACAGCAGGCGGCGCTCCACCCACCGGTGTTCCTCCGCTGACGGTTGTAGGAACAACAGTATATCCTATATACGTTCCTCCCCCACTGATTGTAGTTCCACCACTTAACGAAACACCGCCACTCACGGTTGCTCCGCTTATTGAGTTTCCAGAGACCAACGCGGTAAGATATGTTAGGAGAACTGGCGAGGATGCATCTTGTAGTGCCAAAATTGCTGCTAATTGCACTAAAAAAGACGATACAACGGCTGAGTTTGTTGAGATTCCAACACCAAGCTCTGAAACATACCTGGCAACAAGTTCAGCAACTGCTTGAATCTGTTTCGGGGTCAATCCATTTAAAAATGTAAATGACGAAAAGTTCAATCCAGTGATACCAGGAATATACTGGTAAGTGCCTTTTCTGCCCGAACTTGCAGGGGTTGAAGATATAACACTCGCTTGAGCTTTTGCAGCAACGCTGGCTGTGAACGCGGACGCGCCCAAATTTGCGTTTCTACTGGGTTGTTTTGACATTATTACTTTTTAATGCGAGATTATTGTGTCGTTCAAACTTAAAGAATAGATACTCACAACCTACTAAATGGACCTCACGTACGCAAGTATCCTCGTTCTCGCCGCCATGGTGTTTGTGCTTTCCGGTATGGTAGGATACATCTACTGGCGCCAGACTGTCGCTCAGCAGAACATCCAGTCGCTCTCTATCGTGGTCTCCTCTCTCGTCGTGCCAGCTCCAGAGATTGCAGAAGTTCCGAACGTGTCCGAGGTCGCAGAGGAGGAGATTCCGTCTGACGATGACGACCGAGTGTCTGTGGAGCATGTGACGGAGCCTCCGCCGCCCCCCGAGTCTGCCCCTGTCGACGTAGACGACCTCCAGTCGAAGACAGCCGTCCAGCTCCGTGAACTGCTCGGGCAGAAGGGAATTCCGTTCGGAAAGCGTGATTCCAAGTCTGCACTCATTGAACTACTGAAGGCTACTGCTTGAACTTTCACAATACTACATTAAACAAGATAATGAAGCTCGTGTCGTTTGATGTTGGGCTGCGGAATTTGGCGTTCTGTGTTATGGAAGGAACGACTCGTTCCAATGTGAAAATTTTACATTGGGACTTGATTGACGTGATGGCGGAATCGGCGGGACACGATAATCCCAAATGTTTCAAGTGTAAGAAAGCCGCGAACTATATGAAGCAAGACGAAACTGCGTATGCGTGTAAGACACATTGTCCAAAGGGATCCAAACCCATCACGAAAACCTCACTCAACAAAAAGGATCCTGGCGTATTGAAGGTGGAAGCCTCGGGCGTCAACGTTACCGGAAGCACCAAGAAGGAACTTGTTGAGAAACTGTACGCCCATTACTCTGCGAACGTCTGGAAGCGGTGCGTCAAATCTGCAAAGCAGTGCTCCGTAGTGGACTTGGCCGGACCGATCGCACAGTGCCTTGAAGCTCGCAGAGATCTTTGGAAAGACGCCAACTTGATTGCGTTTGAGCAACAACCGGATAAGAGAATGCTGTGCGTCCAAGCTATGCTTCATATGTGGTTCGTGTGCCAGGGGTACGCGTGCAAGGGAGTATCGGCTGTCCATAAATTGACGAACATGATTACGCTACAAGACTCTACCAAAACATACAAGGGTCGCAAATCAACCGGCATTGTTCACGCGACGGAACTTGTTCCTACTGAAAAGTGGAAGACGTATATGCTCAAACACCCGAAGAAAGACGACTTGGCGGACTGCTTCTTACAAGGTCTGTGGGTTATGGAGCATTAATTTTCATAATGAACACGTGAACATTCAAATGTCCGGGATTTCATTCATTGTGAGGGTTCGAAACGAAGAAGCAACGTTAGAAGAATCCCTCAAGTCTTTGAGAACATTGACGATCCCGCACGACATTCACGTCATTTTGAATTTGTGCACGGACGGGTCTCGCACTATAGCGGAAAGTCTGCAGAAGGAGGGGATGCCTATACACATTCACGATTACGACTTTCCTCTTTCTAGACCGGGATACGAGACTCTTATAACGGACGCTGTTTCCAAGCATAGTTTCGTAGAGCATTCCAGGTGGTGCTATTCAAAGGCAACATATCCGTGGCGGTTTCGTTGGGACGCCGATTTCGTGGCTTCACATGCCTTGACCGATTACTTGAATGGCGAAGATTGGAAGTCTAGAAACAAGCCGACGCAGATTCGGATAACATATGTCTCGCCAGACGTGACGAACGCGGAGGCATACCTTTTTTGCGGAGATTACAAAGTCATCAAGTATATTTTCTGGGAATACTGCGACGTTAAGCCTGAACCTGAGGTTATTACGTTGCCTTCAGAGGTTAGTATTCAGCATAAATCTGTCTTCAGCGATCCCAAGAGTTACTGGAGAGAACCCTGTTGGTTCTGGCCATGCGCGTCTTCAGAGGCTGGGGACATACGAAGAAGATATCACGCACTCGTGTCCGTGTGTGGCCCTGAACCCCAAGCTCAAGCAAGAGCTTCCAATCCAGAATCTGCAAACGTTTTCTGTAAAGTGCGGGATAACGAGTCGGTATTGAATTCTCTCGGAATTCATTTCTGGGAGTGATGCGTTCTAGTTTTCAGAACTGAACCGCTCATTACAAACAAATGGACATATTGGGCGCAGAAATGCTTACAAATGCTGCGATCGCAAATGCGCCAGACACTAGGATGGCCGATATTCAGACGATAGAGTTTTCTTCGTTTCCGGACGAGCCATCCACGGAGTCTGCACCAGCCCCAAAACTGTTTCCCTCTCTCAACGAGGTCGGACCCATGGAGACGAGCGACGGGTTTCAGAACATGAACGCCGACTCCTTTGTCCATGCCACGTCTGCGAGTAGCCGGCGGATGTCAGACGAGCACTTGATGAAGGAGAAATACGAAATGCTTCGAAAGTTTGAGCGCCTTCAGCGGCTTGGCGTGCCGATGCGCAAGCGGTTCACGTTGGATTCTCCAATGGAGGAGATGCGTATGGAGCTAGAGTTCATGCGTCGCGAAAAGCAGATGGACCAGACAATAAAGCAGTTCTGCGACTGGTATATTACTGGAATGTCGGCGATGGAGTGGAGCTCTAAGAACGTGAACATCGTGAAGGCGTTCGGGCTTCAGCTGGACGGCCTTTCGGAGTCTGCTCAGATGAATGTAGTGGACATGGAGGAGGATTTTGAGGAACTGTATGAGCTTTACGGCGACAAGATGAAGATGCACCCTCTCGTTCGTATTCCCATTCGCACATGTATGATGGTGTATATGGTCCATCTGACAAACCAGATGGCGCGGAAAGCCCCTATTCCGAACATTGACGAGGTTCTGAGGACGAACCCGGACATTGCTCGTCAGCTGGCGACTGCGGCGATGCAGCAGCAAACTAGGGACATGAAGTCAGCTGCTCCGGCTGTTTCATTCCCTCCTCCTTCTCAGCCATCAAACCCCATGGCCGGACTTGCCAGTTACCTCGGAAGCATGATGCCGCCTCCGCCTCCGCCTCCGCAGGCCACACAGAACCCTGGACGCGCACCCACAAGTATCAAGAGTCCTGTGAAAATCGCGCGACCGAACGCTCAGCCTCCTGCAGCAGCAGTTGCCCCTCCGCCCGCTCCGGCTCGTGAAATGAAGGCCTCCAGCTTGAATCTTGACGATCTTCTCGCGAAGGTGAACGCCGACACGAAGAAGGTGTCTATGCCTCCTCAGACGTCTCGGAAGGGCGGCTCTACCGGAAAGAACTCGGTCTCGTTCAAGCTTTAAGCTGACGCTATAACCGCCGTCCCCGACACTGCAAGATTGTGATTCTTCATGCCTTCTCGGGCGTAGACGGACTTTGAGTGGTGGAGTCCGGTTGCAAGGACAATGAACGCAGCCGTGAGAATGAGAGAGTGGACGATATCGCGAGTCCCGATGAAACACACAGCGAAAATCGCGAATCGCCGAAGGATTATATTGCGCCTGTAATCTTCGTCGGAATCGCTGAATTCGTGTAAAATATCACGACTGCCTACGTTGAGCACCAGCATCATCATGCCCGTGAAGAACAACGTATAGTCAAATTTATGAACCATCCCTTATTAGAAAGGGGCAAAATCTTGGGGACCAGACCTTTTGAAGTTGCTGTAGTTCTCTAGATTGCAGGACATTATTGGGTTCACAGAGGTGGCTGACGTGCCAGACCCAGCGCCAGCTCCGCTTGAAGAAGGAGTAGGAGTGCTAGAGGGAGGCGGAGGAGGAGTTGTAGCGGGAGGAGGAGTTGTAGCGGGAGGAGGAGGAGTTGTAGCGGGAGGAGGTGTGGTGGCAGGAGGAGGAGTTGTAGCGGGAGGACACGTTTTGCCGATATTAAAAGATCCTGTATCTCCGGGACATTTACCCCAACACTTTGTTCCGAGTAGTCTATATCCTTCAGGACACTCTGGAAGTTCGAGTACAAAAGCGCGAGTTTTATTATCCACACACCCTGTTCCTGTCAACGGCTTGCCAAAAAATGAAGTGTATGTACCAAATGCCGATCCGGGTGGACAGGTTGGTTGCGCTGATGGTGCAGCAGTAGAACCTGGAACCGCACATTCATTATCTGCTTCCGGAATCCTCACTTGTCCGCCTGGACATTGCGGTAATAAGGAGGACATTGTGGGTGTGCTGGTGCTAGTTCCAGGACCGAATGCCATATTGCATCGGAAGGTTCCCTTTTCTGGCAACATAGTGCTCAACGTAGCCCATGGAATTTTAACAGGTACGTCGGGACCGCACACCCATTCACCGCAGTTATTACAATTATCGCCTCGTCCGTCTATAACGTAAAGATCCTGAGTTCCCACGGGATTCCAAAACACTGCGGCGTCCGGGTTCGCCTCATTAATAACGAACCTGCCTCTTGCAGTATTAAACCCCTCCCGTCCCCCGCGAGACATACTTAGAACCAGTGCGACTAATAAAAGACCTCCGACAACCTTGCTCTTGTAAAGCGTAACGTAGATTGCCCCGCCGACTGCAGCCGCCATTCCAACGGGATTGGCGAGAACTGATTGGACCACTGGTGGCGGCGACAAGGCGAAGAAGACAATGTAAAGCAGCACCGATAAGGATGCAACCAGTTCTGGTCGGCGCATTTACTAATTCCGATTGTAATATTTTTCTATGAGCGAAAGAACAACGTATAGTCAAATTTATGAACCATCCCTTATTAGAAAGGGGCAAAATCTTGGGGACCTGACCGTTTAAAGTTGCTGTAGTTCTCTACATTGCAGGTAATTATTGGGTTCACAGAGGTGGCTGACGTGCCGGAACCAGCGCCAGCTCCGCTTGAAGAAGGAGTAGGAGTGCTAGAGGGAGGCGGAGGAGGAGTTGTGCTGGTTCCAGAACCAGCGCCAGAGCCGGAAGTTGTGCTAGTTCCAGAACCAGTGCCAGAGCCGGAAGTTGTGCTAGTTCCAGAACCAGTGCCAGAGCCGGAAGTTGTGCTAGTTCCAGAACCACTGCCAGATCCGGGTGGTGGTAAGGCCTCGCTAGGTTGCGTGACACTCCCTGCAAACATTTTTGGTGCTTCAGGGCCTGTGACTGTTACCATAGGTCCAGTAGTCTGTGCGTCCGAAAGCAATGTACAACTTTTGCTATCTGAGTTATACATGTAATTCTTGCATCTACGACTCCCACAACATGCCCTGCCACACGAATCAATATTTGGTGAAGGAGCCGTAAGTAGTGGCGTTCCTGTATAATTCCACTTCTTAGAAGCGACGGCGTTTCCGACAGCACAACTAGTAAGCCCCTCCCGTCCCCCGCGAGACATACTTAGAACGAGTGCGACTAATAAAAGACCTCCGACAACCTTGCTCTTGTAAAGCGTAACGTAGATTGCCCCGCCGACTGCAGCCGCCATTCCAACGGGATTGGCGAGAACCGATCGGACGAATGGCGGGGGCGACACGGCGAAGAAGACAATGTAAAGCAGCACCGATAAGGATGCAACCAGTTCTGGTCGGCGCATTTACTAATTCCGATTGTAATATTTTTCTATGAGCGAAAGAACAATGGCAAGCATAGAGGAAGTGTGGGGATCCAAGTTCGGCAGTCCGATTCCTCTCGAAAAGAAAGGAAAGACGCCGCCCGCTCAGAGCGAACCTTCTTCAAAATACGACAAACCCGTGTTTTCGTCTCCGACAGAGCGAACACAGGCCGCCGTATACAAGAACCGCAAGACTATCGACGATTTGTCGGCGAGTCTTCCGATTGTGAGGAGCGACGAAGAGGGGGAGCGGAATTTCAACCCCACCTCTTCTCGTATCCGAGACGTGTCTAGACCCGTGCGCGAAGAAATGACGAACTATGCGTACGCCCCTCCAGGATTTCAGGCTCAAGACCAAGAACTCAAACTCAACAAGATTCTGCGAATGATAGAGCAGAACAAGACCGGATACGAAACTTCATCCACCCACGATATGATCCTGTATGTCTTCACGGGCGTCTTCTTCCTGTTCACGCTGGACACCTTTGTGCGTCTCGGAAAACGCATGCGCTAGACCAAAAACGGATAGCGATTTACCGGTATAGATACGGTAATAATCAAATGGACGCGGTCATTCTCTCGCGCTCTCGCAAGTATGGTCGCAACATTATCGCCGATTCCGATTTCGCAAACCTCGTGAATCCAAACAAGCCGAACGAGTATATCCAAGCCGACAGTCCATATTTCTTCTTCGCATCCGAGCTGTCTTTGGCAGGAGTTCCGCATCCGCGCAATGAGGAGAACCTCGCAGCCTACAATGAGTTGAAGAAGACTCAAATTCGCCACTGCATTCCCAATCGCAACAACTATGTGGATTACGTCGCAGGAAAGACCTACAACACGCTGGAAGAGTGGGCAGTGGATAACGGCAAGACACTCGCCGACGTTCTCTATGGCATCAACGACATCCACTTTCACTCAAACCGGGACGCATGGGACTGTTCCCAAGTATACTTCATCACGCTGGAGACTCTTGTCGGACACATTATGCCTCAGAAGAAGGTGGTGAACGCCGATCCTGCGATTGTTCGTATTGACAAGGATCGCATGAACCGGCTGATTGGAATGATGGAGCAGGTCACGTCGGAGCTGAAGTCATTCATTTAGCGCATCTCCGCCAAACGAGTCTCCATTGACGAAAAATCCGAAAATCCGTTGTCCAAATACTCAATTTCAAACGTCAGATTGAAATCGGCGGCGGTTCCTACATTCGTTCCAGCTCCACCTGCGGCCGCAACCGCTCCATCCGTCGTCCAATACAAAAACCCGCTCTTATCTTGCTGGGAATGTAGACGCGCTGTAATATGCATCCTGTCTAGATTTCCAATTGGTGGCGAAAATGTCGCGATGTTTTCCAGTGCGCTGTGGTCGTTGTAGTTGATGAACGTTGATCCGCCGTAATTTGTGGCTGTTGCTGGAATTTTTGCAAAGAAGCTGTCGGAATACGTGGACCGGTTGGCGTTGACGGTAGTTTCATCCACTTTGTCGAGTCCCTCTAAACTTAGAAGGAAATACGGAGCGGGAGCAGTAACAAGAGTGTCGGCAGTATACGTGGAGCTGGGAATGTTTTGGCCGTTGCTTCCTGATACATTGAACGAATGGGTCGCGGCTCCCCCAGACACTGTCGCAGTCCTCACCAAAGGAGGAAACTGGGCGTCCTTTAGCCGAATAGAGATTACATTCTGGTAAGTGCGGGGCAAGTAAACACAAAAATCTCCGTTGGTGTAATACTTGTAGGTATCTCGGTCTCCCGAATCTATTTGAATGGTCTTTTTGACCGTCCGAGTAAGTGTCTTTGGTCGCGATGCAGATACGAGCACGCCGTTGTAATCGTAAGCGCGATTCATTTATAACTATGTGCGAGTCTTTTTAACACGGTTTTACGGGTTTCACGCAACCCGAATCAAACTTAGAAATGAAGGTAGTGTTCATACGGCACGGACATGCGAAGCACAACGAAGGATTTGCATTAATTGGCGAGGACGCATACTTTTCCGAAAAATACGTAAATGCTCCTCTCACCGAACTAGGAGAAAAGCAAACTAGGTCTTTGGTGGCACCAGACGTAGACCGTATCTACGTGTCCCCTTTGCTTCGGTGTATTCAAACGGCACGTAACATCTTTGGACAAGATGCAGTCCTACATCTCCACGACGGTCTTATGGAAACACAGGGCAAGCATCCAGTAAACAGAAGGCAACAAAAAGACGAACTTGCAATGTATTCCTCCACAAATTTGGAATGCGTGAAAGACTCGTGTGAATGGATTGAAGAGAGTCCGTTTGACGTTAAAATTAGATCAGAAAAAGCTCTGATTGATATTTTTAAGAGATCTGCGGGATGTAAGAGTATTGCAGTTGTCACACACCACGATTGGTTGGTTGAAGCTCTTGGAAAGAAATTTTCAAATGCGGAAATGTTCATTACGACAGCGTGAAGGACGCAAACATGTTGGAAACGTCGTCATCTTCCAAGAACGTCTCAGCCATCTTGTCAACACACATGTTGAAGACGTGATAAGTGTCCACCGAAAACGTACTTGTTTCGCATATTTCCTCGTAAAGCAGAGTGAGAAGCGTCTCGGCCTCCACGGCTTGAGCTCTGAACCTGTAGTCCCGAATGTCCGGGTTCAAACACGTCATGTCTGGCCAGAATTCGCGATAGATAAGTATCATTTCCTTCTGTTCTTCCATCCAGTCCTCCGTGATCCTCTTCCCCTGCTGGACGTGCTGGATTGCGGCTTGGAGAAACATGTAGTTCGCATGCTTCTCCTCGTCGTTATAAACTTCCATTCTGCTGATGCTGTGTCCGAATCCAGAACTTTAAATCCGTTTTCGATGAAAATGAAATATCTAATCGTAAAAGGCTGGCTTGGATTTGGAGACCGACTTGAAAGTCTTAAGATGGCAGTTGCGTACGCCCTCAAACACAATGTGAAAATATATGTGGACTGGCGAGACCAGATGTGGAGTCACGGGTCCGAGGACTTTTATACCTATTTCAAGCTTGTGAATATGCCTGTTCTAAATTCTCTTGACGAAATTCCGGAAGATGCCACGTATCACCCTCCGCACTGGAAGGGACGATTGAATGAGCATATGAGCTACGAATACTTTGCTGCAAACAAAACTGCAGGAATTGATATCGGCGTGTTGGACGCTCCGTTTTCTGCAGATGTTGTAGTGTTCTCTAGTTGCGGATGGAGAACTTTGTATCCAGACTCATCCTTCTTTGCGAATGTGTTTCGGGTAATTGACCAGAGAGTCATTCAGAAAATACGTCACCATAAATCCAGTTACGCAATAGATAATTCTTGGGGAATTCACATTCGGGGAGGCGACCATATCCACGCTCGGAAACGAATAATCAGCATTCAATCTATTGTTTCGCACATTGTTACACTTGGCGGAATGAATCGGTCCCATATAGTTGCAGTGTCCGACGACAAGGAACAACTTGATATTTGGAAGCGGTTCTTTCCGAGCACATACGTCATCAGTCAAGTGAAGGTTGATTCTGCAAAGGGCGTTCATAATTTGACGAACTCAGAGCTCGGGATGTCAAAGGATCAGCTCAATGTGGACATGTTGGTTGATTTTTTCATTCTGTCTTCGTGTGAACGCATTTATACGACTGTAAAGGGAAGCCGATTCTCTACAGAAGCCCAGCGTCTCCATCCGTTCGTGAAAACAATTCTGTCGTTCTAGAAGTTTAGATAGATTCGTAAAAAGTAAGTTAATGACTACTCTTGAAAAACGCAAGGGATTGCCAACCTATCCGTTTGTAACCGTAGTTACGCCAACCTATAATCGCAGAAAGTTCATTCCCCATCTCGTCGCGATGTACAACTCGCAGACATATCCGAAGGACAAAATGGAGTGGTTGATTTATGACGACGGAACAGATAAGGTTGAAGACATGTTCAAAGACCTACCGTTCCCAAACGTCCGATACATCTACAATCCCGATAAGAAAAACATCGGATACAAGAGGAACCGACTGAACGAGCTTGCCACTGGAGAAATCATTGTTGCAATTGACGACGACGATTACTACCCTCCCGAACGCGTATCGCATTGCGTCCAAATGTTCAAAAAGTGTCCCGACGCAGAAATGGCGGGAGCTGTTGAAATGTTTATGTATTATACGGACATCAAGGTGATTTATGCACTAGGACCTTATCACCCATCGCATATCACGAACGGAACTAT